GTACTGTGCTGGGTGGTTCTCTATATACATTTAATACAGAGGATTTTAATTTTATAGACAGATATGATGACAGTGAATTTTCAAACGTCAGTTGCTGTGCCTATGCTTTCTTTAATGAGCAACCACGTCTTTTCTATGTGAAGCAAGCTACTTTATATTTGCGTAACATGGATTTTTCTTTATACACAACTATGGTTTTAGATAATACTTCCCCTGCTCCGGTTACGACTCTTCCTATATATTCGTTGTCTATACACGATTCCACCATATTTAGATATCAATTATCAGCTAATTATTTTGGAACATTATATAACTGGACTACTTATAACTTTCAATTTTCAACTTTAGTTCCTTTTGTAGATTCAACAACCATGAGTGCTTGGCCTAAGATTCTTCCAAGTAACGGTATAAACATTACAAAAATATCTTTAGTGGCGCAAGATCAATTTGGAAATCCTTTGGTTTTTTCTAGGGTCACCTTTACAGATGACGATGTTGGTGGTTATATTATGCGAATGGAATCTTATACTGATACAACCGGAATAGCTATAAATCATTATAGATCTGGAACGATACCCCGTACTGTCAATTTAACAGGGTCAGTCATGACCATAATTAATCTCTGATGGCTAATAGCACACTAAACATAGAGGCAGAAGAGCCCACTTTTTGTGTAGGACCACAGGCAGGTACTTACTGCACAGTAGACTCTTATGAGCTTATTCCAGTGATGCGGGTTAAAAACTTTGATGGGGATTTAATAAGAAACTATGAGTTTGTTCCTAACAATATAATAAGCGCCCCTACAGCCAATTATCCTTATAGTACTGTACTAGGGCTTAAATATATAGGTCCTATAGATTTAGCCTATTTCTATACAGGAGCACAGTTTTTTACATTTGAAAAGACCTTTTCTGCAGCTTATCAATACTTAGATAAAAATACAGGGACATATACAACTAGACCTTACTCTGAAAGTTTTATAATACGCAGGTGGGCTATTGATCAAACTGTTTTTACCTTGAATTTTCAAGAAGCTTGGTATAGAAACAGTACTTCTTCTGATTTTTTTGATTGTTATGATTTTGCTTTAGAAAATTATGTTACTACGTTTGCTTCTAGTACGCCAGCTGGTACTGGGTACATAGAACTAACAACCACAAGCGGTATTCAGAAGTATGATACTTTGTTATTGGGACCCAGTACTGATGCGGATAATACCGGCAAAGTAGAGTATGTATATGTTCACGAAGTTGTGGGCACTACTGTATATGTTAGAACATACGATGGAACATTTCCCACACAATATGAATATGTTATAGGTAATCCCGTTACAAGATTGGGTAATTTTTTTGTTTTTAGTGATCCTAGACCATTAGTCATAGAGGACAAAGTAGACAGCTATGAGCATGATTATGGATATATGTATGAACTAGATTTGTCTGACTTCGCAGAAATATTAAACAAGGATTTATCGGGGGCATACAAGGGTGTTTATGGAGCCACTTGGAACTCTTTGTACGGGATGCCAACCTTTACTCGTTGGAACAATGTATTGTCTGTAGATCTGACTAATAATCAGATTTTTAAACCTCAAACACTTCACAATATAGATTCTACTGGAGCAGCTTTTCCAGCATATGGTATTGAAATAGTTAGTTACGATGTTTTGCTTTTACAGAATAAAGCGTTTGTAAATAGTGATGCTGGGGTACAGTCCTATGTGTCTTTTAGTAGCTATAATATAATCTTAGATAGTTTACTTCCATATACATTTAATGTAGACGTTACTTCAGAATATCAAACTCTGTTTAGAAACGATTTAACTACTATATATATAAAAGTGAGAGATCAGTTTGGTGTTGGTCTTTTAGGTAAAAATGTATATGTATATGATTCTGGTGGGGATCCGGATTCTACTTTAGACCCTCCTTCCGGGTATGTAGTAACAGACGCAGACGGATATTGCTCTGTTTTATATAGATCCGGTTTTAATTTTACTGGAGAATCTACAGTAAGTGTTAGGTCCGATGGAGGAAATACTGTACATGGTAGTGCTTATGTGTGGGGCTATGTATCAATAAATACTTATCATGAGTATGAAGTATCCCCCACTATTATAACACAACATTCTTTTGAGGATGTGGATTTCAGGACCTGGATTGTAGGTTTAGAAGACGTAGAGGAAAGTTTTAAAACCCATGAGATTCCTCCTTTGTGTTTTCCTAGACCAAGCTACGGCAGCTGCCCCAATCCTATAATTGATGGTACCATAAAGTCGCAATATCAAACAGTGCCAATGATTCTTTTGTTATCCTTTCCTGTTCATGGGGCAGGAAGACGTCACTTTGATGAGGAGTATGATCTAGGACTTCTTCCTATTTTGTGTTCTTATAATGAGATGCATATAGAGCAGTTTACCATAAACCCATTTAACTGTAAATTGCCATGTTATACTGACCCAGATTCTACATGGATGCTTGATCAATTAATTTGTAGTAGGCACCTGGTGGGATTAAACATTTCTTCTACTACTGTGGATCAGTATGTGTTTGTCCAAGATGCCCGCCCTGCTTTTTTCTCTTATAAAAATACTACAGACACGGATTATTGGATAAGATTAAGACCCTTTGCTTTTAGTTTGAATTTAAGCACCCTTTCTATAAAACTCAGAGAAGTAAATCAGGGATTTGGTATAGACACGGGTTGGTACGAAATAGTCCCTCTTGGGACAGCGAGTAACTTTGATGCTGGTGGTGGAGTAGTAGGTGTGGATTTTATACACCAACCTTCAAACCCTTTTAGAAATAAAAGTATAGTATATGTGTATGTAGAAATCTATGACTTTGCTCCTATCCCGAATCTTTTACAAGTAGAGTATTGGTTTGAAATAATTGATGATTATAGAAAACCATATATTTTTGATCGAGTTCCAGATGATGGTGATGTTTCTGTCCCAACAAATACATCGGTGACCTTTAAGATCGGGGATTGGGGTGCGGGCGTAAACATTAATACAATGGAATTTTTTGTTAATAATTCCTTAGTGCAACACAGTTATATTGCTTTAGATGAGCATTCCTATTATGTAGAATATCTTCCATTGTATGATTTTAAGTTTGGAGATACTGTGTATGTGTATGTTAGGGCTATAGATTTGGCTACAAATGAAAATGTTATGGTTGATAGTTGGCGTTTTTATACCAGTAAGAGTACTGGTCCTTGGTTTGATTTTTCAAGTTTTAGACCGCTTCCTTGTAGAAGAGGTATTTCTAGAGTAAATACCTTAATTAGGTTTAGGGTTTATGGAATCGATGGTCATGGGCTTGATATAAGCACTCTTAATGTTCAAGTTAGAGGGGTTGAGAGTGATTTTACTGTTGTTCCTATCATTTATAGAATTTCTTAATTTAACTAACTATTGATTAGTAGGAATAAATACTATCGGAGAAAGCAATGTCTGAACCTATTATTACATTTCTTTATAATACTAGCCTTACAGATACTTCCTACACAGGGACTGGGGAGGAAGTAGGTAATTGGAAAAAAATAAATACAACTACAGGATCTGGTGTTGTAGATGTAAAAGTTTTTACTGGTGGCGGAATAAATGGAACGATACCCTCACCCACAGCTCCTTATGGTAGTAGGGATGCTACACTTCGTCCATTAGCTGGTTGTCAGGTGATTCCTCAGACCTATATTGAATCCTACAATGATAATATAATGCGTCAAGTTCCTTTGGCAGGTAGAACTACAAACAGGTATGTATTTTGTGTTTATGTGGAAGGCATTCTAACAAGCGACTTATATATAGAGTGTTGGGATGATTCAAGTCTTTTAACTACAAGTGGTACTGTGTTATCCGGAACTGTTGCTTATCCCGGGAGTATGATAAACGCAATCAGAACTACTACAGCTGCTCCTCCTTCTAATTGGGAGGGCGTAACTTTATCAGGTAGTTCCGAAATTACAACTAGCGGTGTTAAACTTAGTGGATATGAAAGCAGACTCAGACTGAAAGGGGCTGATTCGGTTCAAAACGAGGCATTATATTATAACATGTATGTATATTTACCTTATGATGCTCCTTTGTTTCATTCTCAGCCTGTAGAGGCATTTAGATATATGTATATTTAGAGGTTTTTATGGATTACAACACAGAGGATTCTATTATAACTCTAGAAGGTAAATATGTTACCGTAAATATGGTTAATCCATATAAATGTAGATTTTTAGCACATTATAAGGACGGTTTAATTATAAAAGGTAATAATTTGTTAGATACAGGTTGGAAAGATTTACCCGATGGTATTACAAAAATACAATATGAGTTGTCAAATGGTTTGTTGGTGAACATACCAAACAATTTTAAGAGTTATCTTCATTTGGTGGATGCATCTCAATCTCTGTTTGGGACTAGAATGTTTCATAATGTTTTCATAAAAGGCGAGACAGAAGATGGAACCATTGTAAGTTATCAAATAGTATTGAGAGAAAGCGAAAAGAGTTCTAATAAAATAGGAGATATATTGGTATCAAAGGACCCTATAAAATTAGAATCTCCTCATTGGAAATCTGCAGAAAGGTGATAATGTGGCTGTAACACTTACGAAGAAATTTTGGACTGGGTCCACTTACACGAATGTATCTAAGATTGTATTTACATCTCCTAATATAACATCTCCAGCCGCCGCTGGGACTAGATCTCATATATTACCGGGGTCTCAGTATATAGGAACTTGGTTTGAAGCTGTAGATTTTATGTATCGTATTAAAAACAACCAAAACGCTCCCAGTATTCAAGAGTGCTATTTTGCTGAGCTTCCAGTATATCAACCTACATTTGATTTTACCACCGGGACCACACTAAACCTGGCTTGTAAATACATTAGTACAATAATATCTGGGACGGCTTTTCAGTATGATAGAAGCAATTATGGTTATTTCGCAACAGTATCAGGAACGGGTACTGTAATGTTGGATGGTATAACTTATAATACTTATTATACTACATTATCAGGGGTTGTTGGTACGTCTACTATCTCTGGGAGTACAACCACCGCCTCTGGAACAGCCAGGGTTTATGCATGGAGAAGTACTCTAAGTGGCACCTCTGTGTGGTCAAACTCACAAAAGGCTATTGTATTCGCGGTAGAGTTTGGGGAAGCTTATAATTGTAGACTAACCGCCTGGGATGATGATACTCACACCACTACTGATAATAAAGTTTTAAGTGAGGAGCATTACAGAGTCACTGCATGTGCTTATAAAGCCGGGGGTAACACAAAACAGAACCCCACTTCTAATAATTTAAGCACTAATATGGTGGTTGCTCCTGGTATAGATATTCCTTTGAAGGGTAACGATGCATATTATGGTGATTTTGATCTTATATTTATAGCTAATGGTGGTACCCTGGGGACAGAACATGGAGAGTATTTAATATTTACACCAAGGCTGGTAAATATGGATGATTCTTTTACCAGTGGTAATTATGATTTTGTTACAACAATACATTATCAGTATACATAAATGGCTAAGTCGTGGTTGATACTACTCAAGATATCTACGTTGATACCGAGATATCTTCTTTATCTGACTGGGAGATCTTTTTACCTACTTATGTAACGATTGGTTCTGGAACAAACACAGGGGTGGATGTACGGAACACTATAGGGTATGAGGACGCTACCTTAGTCTATGAGTTTATAACTACAAATTATGGTTTTGGAACAGGTATTTCTTCTTTTGTAGATACAGACTTGACTTGGACTGTGGCTACTGCTCTTTCAGGGACTGCTGTACTAGGGGCGGATACAACAACTACCTTTGATTACAGAAATATAACCTATTCAGGAAGTTATGTATTGCCGGTGAGTTTTTTGTATGGATCGGTAGACTACATTGGTTACATTTTTGTAGAAAATGAGCTTGTCTATTTAGATACTATGCCCGCTTTACCAGACAATACTTTTGTGGAAGTTAGGGTGTATATAGGGGTTGTTGATAAGAGACAGGATACTTTTATAGATTTGACACTGTCTAACTCGAAAATATATAAAAACGATATTAGTGTAATATGTGCTGATTTGGCAGTGTGTTCTGGTATTTGTTGTGATATAGAAAACGGAACGGGAAGAGTTGGGATTTTTAATCAAGATTTATATAATAGTCTTCAATTAACTAAATATATTGATACCGATTTATTAGTATCTACATTAGAGTATGGTTCCTGTAATTTTGATGTTTTTATAGGTACTGGAACTGTAGGGTATAATTTAGATGATTTGATTTCTGCTAATCAGGGTATTTATATAGCTGATATTTGTGATATACGAACCTGGAGTTTAGAGATAAGTAATTTTTTTCTAACAGAAGGTTCTTTTTGTGAAGATACGGCTACTATGTATGTGGATTTAACTGACACTTTATATAGTATAGAGACTTCAGATTGTTATTTTAAGATTGATGGTTCAGTTGTTTCAGTTACATTGTCTGGGATTGCCTTTGGTTACAGGATGTTTTATGATCCTATAGACAATTATGCCACCAAAGGAACTTTAGTTGTTACTGCTCATACCAAAAACAATATGGGCGATATACTTGAGCAAGACTTTTATCTATTACATGGGTATGATGTTCAATATATTCAGAGAGAAATGTGGCCGCCAGTTGAGAATATATTTATTAGAATGGCAGCTAATAATGAAACTTTTTGTGTAAACACAGCAGGGGATTCATTTTATTTTGAAACTGTGGATTTGCCTTCTTATTCGTTGGGAGCAAGTATTCATCCAGTGTCTTACGTTGACTTGGTTTCAACTATACATCCACAATCCACTGCTTTCTTCTATGGAGGCAGTTATACAGTAAGAATTAGCAATATTAAGGACTACAACGGAAACGTATTAGAAGATGTTGTATTTTCTTTTGAAATAGAAAACCCTATAAGTTAGGAGGATTATAAATGGTTGCTACTACACGTTGGGTTTTATACCCAATAGATGCGGAAGGTGATATTGGTACTGGAAACGGGGCAGATTGTAGAGGTACTCAAGGGTACAGTATAGCAGAGGCTTCGTCTGGGGATAGTTTTACTGTAGGCAGTACCACAGATAGATTATACCTTAGTATTGATGGCGAGGCTGCTCCTTACATTACACTTACATCAGGAACATTGTTGGATCCTAGGTTTGTTGCGAGGGATATTACGGAAAAGCTTCATGATCTGGGCAAAAGCACAGAGGCTTGGAACAATGCTAAGTGTGTTTGGCTTAATACACAAGATAGGAGTGGTGCTTTTAAGATTATTTCAGGCACCTTAGGAAGTGCTTCTTCTGTTGTTGTTACCCAATCAGGTACAAATAGTGTTGCTGCTACACTGGGTTGGTCAAACAAGACAGAGAATGGTGGAACTACTGCTCCAGCACACAGCAATCCTTATGTATTTACTGGGGATGTTACTGTTTCCGGCACTTATTATGGATTTTTTGATGAAACATATACCATAGTAATGTCTAATGATTCTTTTGTTGGGAGTCCTACTGCTCCCCGGGGAATAAAAGCTCCAACAAAAGATGCAGCAAACTCATATACAGGTACTATAAGCACTGGTGGTGTTTTTAACGCCGCTACAGATATAACATACGTTATAGCCATAGATGTCACTAACGGTACTACTATGGGTGCAGGGACGGGTAATGTTCCTACAATGACTTGGTCTTCTACTAGTGATGATGATTCTACTATCTCTGTTGAACTCCTGTACCCCAATCATTGGTATTTTGTGGGTGAATGGGGAGTAATGGTTAAATTCACAGATGCTGTATTTAATACATGCTCGCCTGCTTGGACTATAGAGTGCTATAAACCAGATTACGTGTATGGTGCCAATGCTCAAGCAGTATGTGGTTTGGCTCAATATGTGTGGGGGTCAGATAGAGGAGACGACAGTGCAACGCCTATAACCACACAATCTGGTTCATTTACACAACTGGGGGCACGAGGACTTACTATTAGATTTAATCCGGTAGGTGTGGATAACTTTACAGCTGGGGATGAGTTCAGAGTTATTTGTGCTGGTCCGGCACCCACAAGTTATAATATATCGAGCATCAACTATGGTAATGTGACCGTATCCACCGAGTCCCCAGTGAAAGCGTTACTTTTTGAAATTATGTCAGGCGCGGTTGAAATGTCAACCGTAAAGTTTGGTTTGAATAGCCATGGATCTTTCAGCCATCACTATGCCGGAAACAACGACACTTTTTTTAGATTTGGAACGGTGGGTCCAGCAAATAATGGGGGTGTTGCTCCGACAGATGGAATAGAGTGGGTTCCTAATTTATTGGCGGCGGACATTGATAGTGACACACCCCCTAACTATTTATATAGTACAAAAGCTAATTTAACTGTGGTTAGTACTGCGGATGACAGCCAGGCGGTTGGGAGTTATGGACTGACTTCAGATCCTATATGGGTAAATATTAAGCTTGGTGTGGCAGAAACAGGGGCAAATAGTACTATCCTTAATAGGGTGTTTTTTGATTATACTTAATATATATTTTTAGCCACAGGTCATTATCTTTGGACGTTGGAAGGAGGAGGTTAGTCTCCTCCTCTTAGTCTTTCCTCTGTTCTTTATGAGAGGAGCTTGTCAGTGAAATATACAATAGATACTATAAAGGAAGCGTTTGAAAAAGAAGGGTACACTCTGTTATCTACAGAATATACCAACAACAAACAGCATCTCGATTATATTTGTCCAGAGGGACATAAGCATCATATACCTTGGAGTGATTGGAATAATCAACATGCTAGATGCCCTTATTGTAATGGGAGACCTATATATACACAAAGTGAGGTGTACGAAGCTTTTAAGAAAGAGGGGTACACATTACTTACCCCCAATTATATAAATAATAAACAAAAACTGGAGTATTTATGCCCCAAAGGACATAAATACACTATATGCTATAGTTCTTGGTTGCAAGGAAGACGTTGTTTCTTGTGCAATGGTAATGTAAAAAAGTCTATAGAAGAGATAAAATCCAGTTTTTACGCCGAGGGATACACCTTACTTTCTACTATGTACACAGGCTGTCAGGAACATTTAGAAGTAGTATGTCCAAAGGGGCATACTTATAGGGTAACTTGGGATAATTGGAATAGTAAGGGATCCAGATGCCCTGCCTGTAGCACCGGGGTATCAGAGGCAGAAAAAGAACTATACGTCTTTATTAAAGACTTTTATTCTGGTGTGGTTATTCAAAGGGATAGAGATATATGTAAGCCAAAAGAATTAGACATAATAATCCCAGAAAAAAAGATAGCAATAGAATATTGTGGATTGTATTGGCACTCTGAGTTGGCGGGCAAAGATAAAAACTACCACGTTAATAAGTTAAAAAGTTGTCTCAAAGAAGGGTATAGACTTATTACAGTGTTTGAAGATGAGTGGGAGACAAAACGCGATATAGTAAAGTCCAGATTACAGTCTATCATAGGCAATAGTGATGTGATAAAGTTATTTGCCAGGAAATGTAATATTATAGAACTTACCACCACAGAGGCAAGGCTCTTCTGCCAAGAGAACCATCTACAAGGATATGGTTCTGGGTCTGCTATAAAACTGGGATTATTCCATAACAAGATTCTTGTAGCAGTAATGATTTTTTCTAAGTCCTCTCTTTCTGAAGGGCAAAAGCATAACAAAGAGGGAGTCTGGGAGCTACACAGATTTTGCACAAAACTTGGTTATCAGGTTTTAGGAGGAGCCAGCAAACTCCTTAAGTACTTTGAACACAATTACTCTTGGTCTGTACTGTCGTCTTATGCAGACAAGAGATGGTCAGATGGTAGTCTCTATTATAAGTTAAACTTCTCTTTCGTTGAAGACACTCCACCAGATTGTTGGTATGTTAGTAGATTTATAAGGCGACATGGATTTTCATTACCTAAAACCAGGAACGAGGCTGACTGTGTCAAGCAGGGACTACACAAGGTGCAAGGTTATAATAGAATTTGGGATTGTGGTAGTATTAAATTTATTAAATATGTCAATTAAGTTTACATGAGGGGTTACTCTATGCAGCGTGGGTGGGAAGTTACATTAAAAGACGGAACCGTTTTAACTGAAGAATCTACAGACTGGAAGAATGTACCTAAAAGTCAGATTGAGACACTATCTCTATTATACGATGGTAGAAGATGGGATATAGCAGGCAAAGAAGCATATATAGTTAAAAATACCGCAAGCATGATTCCTGGTATAAAAGTTTCTTTTAGAGTAGAGACCAGAAGTATAGGTTATTATGAAGGGAGCTCAAAGGTCTTTTATAATATAGATGAAGCTACTGGGAGATTTAAAATGTATGTGGAAGGCTAAATATGGCTGTATTTGTATGTCAGTATTTTAGCAGAACTGATCCTTCCATTTGTAGTAAATGGAGCTGCCCCTCCTGTACCAGCTCTACCGCGTCTCTTTATCCTGGGTGCAATGGTGCTGGTAATGCTCAGGAATGTACAGAATATTCAGCAAATATTTCATCTCCTCTTTGCATTCTTCCAAATCCGTTTACACATTCTTGTAATAGATCCACTGGTAAAAAATGGAGTTGCTCTGAAATAACTGGGTACAATTCCGGTGCTTGTGATGGGTCCGGTACTAATGTGGATTGTTCTGGGTATACACCACAACACATGGCTTTTGGTCCTATCAACAGTCAAACTTCAACTGCTGGTCAGACTTGCGCTTTTGACGTCCCTCTTAATTATAAAATTTTAAATGCTAGAGCGCTGCTTTCTCCTTGTGCTTATTGGGAAGGAGCCCCAGAGCTTTTTATAGCAGAGAATTCTACAGTTACAGGAGAGGCAGCTGCTTATTGTACCGAGAATGGTGTGGTTTTTAAAATGCTTAGTATTGATTTTAAGTGTACTAATGAAAATGACACCTCTCAATATGCGATGCATGATAGAGGATCACTTCCGTGTAATGGGGTTTCTACTGAGTGTCCTTACTACACCGGTATTTGTTGGAAGTATTGTACTAATGAAAGATTGTTGCCAGGAAATAAAGTTTATGCTGAACAGCTATTGGAAGTTAGGTATTACGTAAGAGAATATAAATGGACAGCAAGTTCTTATGCCCGTTGTTTTCCTGAACAAATATTATATCCTTGGGGAGGAGATTTATTAGATGTACCGACCCCAGAAGGAGAATCTGATTTTTCAATTCCGGTAGTGGAGACTTATCTAGAACTTCCAGAAACGGAGCCAACGGCTCCAGTTTTATTTGAAGAATTGTTGGTAAGAACCAAAGGAGTTGTGTCACCAGGAACAAAAGTGACCGGAAGTTCTCCTCAATATCCATCTTTGATTAAGAATTTCAATTTTTTTGATGATTTACCCCCACAAGTACAGGTTAGATATAATTTGTATTGGCCGGGGGAGGACAATGTATGTATTAAATATGTTGAGACAAATAAAGATATAGATCCATTAATAGCCATATATGGTAAATACTCACCCATAGCAACAGCATTGTATTGTATTAATTTAGGAAAATATATAAGTAACTTTGGTCCTGTAGGTATTTTTGGAAGCTTTGTAGATTCTTTTGAAATGTATACTTATCTTGTTGAAAATGCTACAAGTGATGCTGCTATTGCAGTTGCTTTGGATCTTTTTAATACTGAAATAGAAAGTATTATACTAAATATTAATTTATATACAGGGGCTGATACACTACTATATACTAATACATTTGATCCTGTGCAAGATCCGGATTCTAGATCTGCTTTCTGGTTTAATTTAGGGGCGCCTCCTGGTGCGACAACTATACTTGTTTTACAAAAAGTAGGAAGTAGATGGACATATGTAATAGAAAATTTCATAATTTCTTTTGTTGGGGGTATATTATACCAAACTGATTTTTCTAGGGAAACATCTGTCTCTGAGATTGTTTCTTATCTTCCAGACTATGCTAAATCCATAGGTGCAGATCATTTTACTGCCAGTTTTCATTTAAGCTTAGTTTTAAACAATATAATTCCTCCGGGGGAGCCTTTACTTTATTATAATGATTTTATGGGAAGGGAAGCTATAATACCAGGAGATTATACCACCCCTTATAATTATTCTGGGCACAATAGACTTATTGCCAGGAAGAGTTTTTCTTGTGTCAGAAGTAATATAACACAACTAGGATCCAGTTTATACTATGTTGTGGATTTGATGGATGATTTGCTTACGGACGCAATAAGACCATGGATAGTGGAGAAAATTACTTTTAGATCGGAAGAAGACGAAGAATTTGAAGCAGATCTTGAGGGTTGTGGTCTGTCTATAGGAATTGCTCCAAACCAAGCTCTGGTTAAGTTAAAACATGGTGGTTTTTCTTTGTGTAAGGAAATAACTATTGATTTTGATAATGTTGAATGTGTGATAAAAGACACATGGGCTGATAGTAGTGCGGAGTCTTTATATCTTGCTGCTGATTGGGAGATAATGTCTTGTTATAAAACTCCTGAACTTTATGATGAATGGGATTCTTTGTTGTGGACCGCTTCCCAAAAACAAGATGTACGCTATCAAATAAAAGAGTCGGGAAACATTAGTAACAACGGGATTGATATTACATGTAGAGAATTTAAAACAACGCTGGCTTTATCTTGCTTAATAAAAGGTTATTCTGGAAAAATATCAGGGCATACTAAAACTAAAGCTTTGCTTTGGGTTAAACAGCCATTTTGTCCAGATATAGAGATTATATACGCACATAAAGCTCTTGCTAGAAGATACTGGAATTCTCCCTATTGTTTTTGTTGGTCGGAGGCACCCCCAACAAACCCGTTTTACCAGAGGGACACTACTTACAAGGAGATTTTTGATAAGAAAGGGGTTTCTACAAACTATCCACCCTGTGGTGATCATGCTGGGCACTGGCAGTGGTATCCATATGTGCAGTGTGCTTCTTTTACTCAATATGCCGCTGGTGCAAATAATTCATATTCTTCCAGGGGGGAGGTAAAAGGAGCTTATAGTTTGTGGGGGCATGGTAAGCACGACATACGAATGGAGGGACCAGATACCTATAGTCAATTCGTGAGTTTATATTGTCCTCCCTGGAACTGTTTTTGCACACAGCTAACTGGCAATTGGCACATGGATTCCTCTGCTGCTATTTGGGCAGGCAAGGCTAGAGTTCAAGGAGAGATAACAGATAATACCCTGGTTAAATGGATTGAGGCTATGTCTGCTTATGGTACTAGTGTTTTACCAAAGTTTGGAAATGTACTGCGTGCATTTATGCGCTCTTATAGATCAACAGATCGGATAGAGTATAAGATTGCTACCTTGCGTGGAATTTGGGAGAGAGAATCTAGGTGGCTTCCGGTTCCAAGTGACTACGATGATGTGGGTATTTATTGTAATAGATCAGAATTTCATAATAGCAATACTACTTCGGAGGGACCTTCGCCAATAAATCAACTGGGTCTTATTTTTTTAGAATTGGAATCTGGTGTTGCAGAAAGTGCAGAGATTTTGTCAATTGAGGATACTCCATTATATCCAGGCGGTCCTCTTCCTAAGACAAGGCTTAGACACGAGGAGGTGTTTGGAAGATTTTCTGGAGGGGCAGTAGTATACCCTATAGCTAATTTTGCATACTCTAATGGGAATCCTCTTTATGAATTTAAGCCCTACAAGGCTAAAAATATTCAATGGGCTTGGAGGGAGTTACAAAAACCAGTTGGTAGAAGTTCTGATCCATTGACAAATATTTCTTTTATAAAAGTAGAATACCCTTATTATTTTATGGATATGAATAGATTTGAGCATCGACTGGGAATAGATGAGGGACCAGCTATTATTACATTTTTACCCCCCAGTTTTGATACTGAAACGGGGGCTTTAGAAGAGCCTGCTTCTTTACAGCTTAATTCTGGTCCAGTAAGGTATTTTGATCATAATGGTATTTTTGACATAGAAACTGAAGGAGACAGTGTAACTCAGGCGGCTTTATATAAAAGTTGTACTTCTGGGGAATGGTTGGCAGCTTCTTCCATCTTTAACGACCCTGGTATTTCTGCCGATACAGGTGCTGCAGATAATGATGATAGAAAAATTAGGCTATATATAGAGCCAACGCAGACTATAATTACAAGATATTATCATAGAGGTTTATATGTGACTTTTGATGATTTATTTAATGTTTGTAATACTCAAAAAGGTCTTTTATACACAGACATTTTGGTGAAGGTAGCTGCCCCCGGCAAGAAGTCCCTTGCTTCTATTTTTTCAGATGTACCTAAATGTGTTGCTAATCAAGGCATAAATGAACCTAGTTTCAGCAGTTATATGTTTGATAGTGTTATATCAATTTCTTGTAGTAATAATTTATATACATGTAATGCTCCGGGAGTTTTGGGGTTTGGAGTTACTGTTGAGTTTGAAACTCCGACCGCAGTAAGGGGAGTGATTTTAGAGTTTGAGTCCGGGATTAAAGAAAGCAGTATTCCGTATGGTGCAACTACTTGTTATAAAGAAAGTCAGTATATGGTGTTTGACACTCCTTCTGTGGAGATATATAAATCACAAAAAGAACAAGAGTTGGGAGGAGGTATTTTAGGTTTTGTAAACAACACGTCCTCTACTTATGGTTTTGGTGATATTAATTCGGGTTCAAACGCAGGGTATACTACATGCACTTTAGAGCGTAAACTTTATTTCAAAGACTTTTTTTTACCAGCTAAAACTTTTACTTTTTATGTAAGATTTGCTCCATCCCCAGAAGAAATTGCAAGCAACTTTGAAAGCAGCAATAAATATGCTTTTGGCACCCGGGAAAATATATTGTTTATTAGAAGGGTTGTTTGTAAGTCTATAAAGGTTATAACAGCTACTTTAAATCCAATTATAGAACCTATAATTGTTAATGAACGTAAATATTTAGTATCTACAGGGGGAATATCTTCAGAGTCTGTTGCTGGTAGAGTATATGATGAGGAATCTATTCTGGATCTAAGAAGTTCTGCAAATACTTCTTTGATTGCTCAGGCAGACGATGATTCCACTGTATGGATGAGGGAGAAGGCTGGTACTACTGTTGGACATGAGACAGAGCCTCCTCTGAAAGGCCCGCAGCCAAAAAAAGTATATGCAAGTAAAACTAGATCAAGGTTTGTTGGAGATTTTTATGAGAAGGCTGAACCTTTGCCGGGAGAGCCTAAATATTTAGAGGCTAAACAAAAGGCAATATTTGATGATATTGTTAATCAAGGAGGTACTTCCATATATGCTCAGTGTATAATACCCCCCACATTAAAAGATTACTATGAGGATAATGGTTTGATGTTAACAGGTGTTCCTGGTAATTGGATTCTTAGTATTTCCAGTTCAATAAGGAACATAGGTACTGTTGTTTCGTACCCCACTTTTCATTCTGAAGGTTATAAAATAGAACCAGGGCAACCTTATTGGCAAAATTGGCTGGGTGTTTGTTGGGACTATGCTTTAGTTAATAAAGATACCGGGGCTGTTATGTATGGCGGTGCGACCCTATCACAGCTTAGTTATTTTGCTTGGGGGGCTATGGCTACTATTTGGAGATACCAAAGTTTTAGAGCTTATGCTTCCCTTTTTAGATACTCGGGCGGCAGTGCTACAAATGAAACTTTTGCGGAGGGGACTGAGAATGTAACTTCGTTAGGATCTATTGATAAGATTAGACCCTTTATTCATCAATCTGGGTCTAACTACTCGCTAGCACAATATTACCAATATACATATTGGGGTAATTATGAAATGGCTCAGCGTATGAATATAGGTCCTGGTTGGCAAACTCTGTGGTGGGGGATAAGTCCCTCTATAGCGGCTTATGCAATGGGGTATGATATAACAAATTATTAAGGTGTGTAGTATGGGTTTTTTTAATATTGAATTTGTCTGTGACGATTGTGAGGGTATGGTAGAAGTTGACATTAAGCAAACAACAGATAGTTATGCCCGCAATTTAGATTTGAGGATTATAGGAAATAACGAGCAGATAGACATTTCTTCTTTACCTAATTACTTGGTGTATAAATGTACAAATTGCTATAAGGTATATAGACTTACTTTGGCTGATGTTGAACAGAGACTTAGACTTCAGGCAGCAAAACTAGCTCTTGATTATAGGAGATCCAGAGTTTTTGCTAGAAATAGGGATCATATGGATATAGACTCTGGGTTAGAGTTTTGTGGTTTATGTGGTGGGGTAGATGAGTCCAGATCTGGTTATTGTATTAAAAGTCTTATGTCTGTGTGTGATATAAGAAGAGATCATCTAAGTAGGCAAAATAATGCAAAGTAGTAATCTCTTAAAATATGCAAAGTATATAAGAAATTTATCTCTTTGTAAATATGATACCAACTTTGGGTATACTACGAATTGGAGTGTTAATACAAATGTAGATGGGTGGGATATTTACAACGATATTTATTTTTATGGTTGTTGGAACGGTGTTCTTTTTGGAAGCTCTTATGGTAAGGAGTGTTTTATTCAAAGGACTTATCAATTTTTGGGATTGTCAGCGGAAGACTATTATACCATAAATATGATGATGCGTATTCTTCCTAAGGAAGGATACCCCGCCCCTAAAAAAGGAAAGATAAGATGGATAACAGCTAACGATACTTTGTGGGATTCCAATAAGGAGATGGAGTTTGATTTAACAGATACCATAGAGTGGTATATGTACATAATTACTGCTGGGGAATCTAAATGGTATCAAGGAGATATAACTAATTTACGAATATATCCTTTCTTAGATGGGCACATGGGCTGTAAATTTGAGCTTAAGTATGTTAGAATTGAGGCACTAGATAAATATATTTGTAATAACACGGAATGTAGTCATTATACTGTATATTCACATCCTTGTCCTTGGACAGGAAGTTATGGTTCTTGTACAGCGGAAACAAGGCTGGAGACTTATACAACGGCTTCTGGTATTTCTGACTCTTTGATAGTGGACATAAACGACTATGGCGAGGAGGTAATTACATTAGGTACAAATACCGAACTCTCCGGGAATGAAATGGCAAAACTTCTAGCTTCTAGAATAAATACCATTGGTTTGGGTGGGTACTACTATGCTTCTGTTGAGTATACAGAAACTGGAAGATTGAAGATTTCTGGAGGTGATGTAGGGTCTACTGTGCGAATTACTGGGGGTACAGCGACGCAAGCTTTGGGGTTTTATGATTCTTTTGGTTTCATAGGTACTATAGAAGATGGAACTGCTCCAGCTACAGGTTTTGATTATGCAAGTACAAGAAGACTTAATAGTATTGAACTTTCTCAACTAATAGATGGTTCTGACGACTTGGCATATTATCATAATCCTGAACAATACAGTGTGGAAGGCGGCCGTGCTGATTTCTTTAATTCTTTAACCTCGAATACAAGGGATCATAGTGGTCTATCTGAGTTTTTTTATAACATACCAGCCCCCGGAATAACTATTATAGATGTTACACACCCTTTCAATGATTCCGGGAAGATAACAGATATTTATGTAAATTGTTCTAAGATCAGAGAAGATGGTGCTGGTGTATATATAGTTCGTCCTCAGAAAAATGGTTCTTTTAGAATAATACATACGTTTACTTTATCTCCGGAAGATCCTAATTATGTTTGGACTTCTGCACATACAAGTCATCACATTTCTTGTGATGCTTTGGTTAGTAAGGGTGATGTAATGGCTTTTTACAATGCAGATTTGCATTGTGTTATAGCTCATGCAAGTGGTAAAATAAATGCAAGATACTTTTATTACACAGGTTTTCCTACTACAATATTTAATCCAGGAACTGCTGTAGGAAACGGGGTTATTGGGTTTTCTTGGTATGCCAGAAGCAAGTATAGACAGTTGTCCACTATTTTAGAAATAGATTTTGGTAAACGTGTGAACGTAGGAACGTTGTCTTTTACTGGAGCGGAATTAAGTTCATACTTTGATTATAATATAGCATGTTGTTTAGACATGCATTGGGAGGTAGATTTACATAACGAAACTCATATTCATATAATCACGTATTGTTCTACTGGGTATCATACAACGGTAGAACATAAAAATATAGCATATGGAATTGAATGTTTAAGTGATGGTATACGGAGTCCTGATGGAGGTAGGCAAGGAGATTCTTTTGGTGTGGGGGCTGATGGTCTTATTACACTAGGAACACATTCCTATTTTTATGTCAATGGTGATGGGGAATGGGACTATCAATATGAGTGTGATGGAAAGCATGAATTTTGTTATCCTTACTGTGGTGCTTCAAATGGTAGCTTTGGTAAAGATCCAATTTCTTTTATACTACGTTTTCCGGAAGGAGTGAGTGAAGAAGTACACAAAACAGCTATATACTTCAAGGAAAGTAAGAACTTTAGACATTTCTCTCTATCTTATTATGCTGGAAGCGAAAGGTCTAGAACCACAGGAGACGCTATAGGGTACCACTATGTTCCTTCTTTTAATTCGGTAGAACTAGATGGGGCTACGATTACAGAGGAAAATGCTGACGGTATAGATGGAAACCAGCAGTTTAAATTTTATTTCTTCTCAAACCCAACACCATGGATTAGTCCAAGTTGGGATGCCCAGGCAGGTAGTGCACTTGATTCATTTTTAAACTACCATTCTGTAGCCAATTTACAATGGAATTTATTGGCTCATAATTTTGATCCCGTGAGGTGTAATGGTTTCAAGATTTTTTGTGATCATCACGGCAGTACTAAAATTTCCGAAATGGAGTTGTTTGTCCGCACAGAGTCTAAAGCTTCCTTAACAGACAATGCTGTATTAAAAGTGTCTGATTACGGGGACAGGTGGAGGTATGTTCCTTTTGTTGTGGATCCACTATATCCATCAAGTATATTAGCTAAGATAGATAGTTCTCCTAGATATGCAATACTTGACTTGAATTCACAATTACCCTTTAAGGCGTTTGGGCTCCATGTAGAATCCTCTAATTCAAATGTTTTTGATTCATGTACAAATAGTTTTAATATGACCGGCATAAATCCTGAGGGGTATAGTGATACGAACGTAATAGAGCTTGAAAATGTCTATGGGGTGCCTTGTAATTTAACGGTTTCTATAGACACAGATTTAATTTCTGGCGATAAAACACTTTCTCATATAATTTGTCATGATCAAGCCGGAATTGATGATGCCATAGTAGGACCCGGCGGGCAATTATATAAAAAAGCAGATTACCCTATTTATCTTGGGGAAGGAAATGTAGCTAATAACTGTAAAATATATGGCTTAAAAAACTTAATAGATGGTAAAGAGGCTTATTATTTAAAGAATAACCTTGATATTTGGAATTATTGGGGAACATTACATCACGGTGAGGCTATAAACTTTGAATCTCAACTAAACTATGCTGAGGTTAATTTTACTTTCCCGGAAGTGGTTGCTTCTTTTGTACGTCTTGATTTAACAAAAGGTGCTAGTAATAAGTTTTCTTATTATATCAATCAAATATATGCTTTTTATGGCGGTAGCTTTATTGAAGATGCAGTCTTTTATCTGGATGCTAATCCAGGGGTGGATGACCATCTTGGTTTTGAGACCACCTGTGTCAGCGGTATTTTACAACCTGTAGTTATTTTTGAAGATATATTTAACAGATCTGAGTTTAGAGATATATGGGGTTATATAAAAACACCCACTTATAGAGTACTTTCTGAGTTGAGGTCTTTGAATAGCAAACTGTATTGTTACTCTATCGAGAACGGTGTAACGCTTGAAGCCTTTTATACGATTCCGGATGGAGTTGGTACATGGAATTATGATATAGAGTTTACTCTGGGGCAAGTTTATCCACTAACCACTACTATTGATTTCTATGCTGAGTACATGGATTTTGATGGTAACTGGTTTCATAGGGTAACTTCTCTAGCTTCTGATCCGTATATTCGTTTTTATAATTCAAAGGAGAGCTCTGTCAATGTATTAAATGTTACCAAAACTACCATTACAACCCCAAAAGAATATGTTATTAAAGTATCTAAAAGAGGATTTATTGACTCCTTTTATATAAACACGTTTACAGCGGTTACAGACAACAATCAAGGGGCATATAACAGATTATGTAAAATTAGGTTTGTTTTTTATAATAGCGGAACTGATACTTCTGAGAGAACAGATCTGTATGTAACCAACGTAAAAATAACTGTGTTTCCAGAAATTAGTTATAGGTCTTCCATTGTTATACAACTACCTTCTAATCAATTAGATACAATTAGGTTTTATACTGAAGACGGTAGTTTGACGAGTCTTGCTCTTTACATTTCTGATATTTCAGGTAATTTTGTATATAACACGACCAATGCGGAAACCACCGATCAGCTTCCTGTTATTGCAAACCTGGCTTATATTCATAGAAGAGGGTACGACTGTTTAGGTAATGATGTCTACACCCAGCGTATATACAACAGAGATCATACGTATAATGCCGTCTATACAGATACTGGAATAGATCGTTGGGTGGGTTGGGATTTTGGCGACTGTCCCAAGATAATAAATTATTTGATACTAAGACAACAAGGGCCTCTTTACTTTATGTTTCAAGGCTCTAATGAAGTGCCCGCTAGTTTTGGTGATAAGGTATGGGCTACTTTACTAGAATCCACTTGTGATGGCACGTTGGCATTTGCGTATTTAGATGTACCTAACACAACAAAATATAGATATTACAGGATTGTAGTTCCTTATATTCCTGAAAACTATTCTATAACTTGGACTGCAAGCGAACATGCATATGCTATAAAGTACAACTCTACTTCAGTAACAGCAACAGTGTGGAACGATCCTGTTCGTTTCTATTTTGCTATAGATTTAGGTAAAAGATACAATATAGATATTGTAAGACACTACGGGGCAAGTTCCACTCATGAGTTGGGGATTGGGTCTACTTATATATTTTATGCTAATACTGACACTACAGACATAGATTTAGTGCAGTGGGATTCTGGAAATGTATATATATTGATTCATTTTGATTCCTTTATAGATTCTAAATTACTAGAGTCTGCCAAAGGGTTTGACGTACCTGTTTTGGGCACTTTCAGTATAGACAATTCAATTAGCGTGTTTGGTTGGAGTGGTGTATTTAATGGGATAGATACCGTAGCCTACATAAATGATCTTGGATCTTTAGTATTTCATAATTATGATTTTACTATGGAATTTAGAGTGTGGGTTCATACATTTCCCACAGGTACATCAGAGGCGGTTTTTGTGTGTAAGGGCAAAACCGCTACAGCTACAAGAAGCTTTTCTATAGGTGTGGCTTCTTCTGGATACTTATTTATAAGGTATCTTTTTGATGACAATACTTCTTCTGTTTATAATATATATGAACTTATAGAGGCTACTTGGTATCATATTGCTGTTACCAGAAATGGAATCTATATGCATCTTTTTGTTGATGGGGTTTTGGTATACTCTTGGAGAAAGAATAACGTAGTATATAATACGTCTGACTATATACATTTAGGAGCGCAGCATACAAACACTGGTACCTATGGTAGTTATTTTAACGGACGTATGGATGAATTTAGACTTTTAATGTTTAGTTGTTTGTGGCGTGGTAGTTTTACCGTTTCACCAGATCCGTATTTAGACACTGTAGCTTCAAACAAAGACACCCGTTGGTTGAAGTTTAAGTTAGACTGTAGTGCGTCTATCACTAGAATAAATTATTTGGGGGTATATCCAAATACAGAGATTGTATTTGCTCCTGCTGGGGGCTTGAATTGCGAGTGGGATTTTATCGGGAGAGAGTTGTGTGATTTTTCTGTGGGGGAGTATAATATAATAAAACAATATGCTACTATAAGTGGCTCTTCAACATTTAACAATTCATATGCTACTAATGTTGCTGTGGCATATGAGGAAGGAATGGGCTTAGATAATTGTTGGGGGTTTTTATCCACAGATTTGAATCCTTCTTTACATATAGAATTGTTCGAACCAAAAAGAATAAATAAGATATATATAAAGCATGGTACCGGAAATGATTCCGATGGTTACTATATAAAGGATTACACAATACAGGCAGCCCCAACAACCTCAGGTGTTTTTACAAATATAGTTAGTATGACAAACAACACCAGTTATGAAACATTACATGAGTTTAGTGTTACAGAGGTTCAGGTAGTTAAGTTTATAATAACGGATTATGTTTCTGGAAATATAACTGTTTATGATGCTGAAACCATAGAGGGACAGGTTGTTCCAGATTTGACACCGGTTGTGGCGGATGGAGGCTTTATAAACGAAATTAGGCTTTTGACAAGTTCTGAGGTTTTTATTATAACAAGTGAGAATTACCCCCGGATTTGTATAGACCTAGAGAAGCAGTACAATATAGTAAGTAAATCAGTATGGGCTGGTCCAACTATTTATCCGGCTTCGTATATACCTCCCTGGTCTAGTGCAGATGCTTATTTTAGATATTCTTCGGAATTGACGGACAATCCTAGTTTAATTAGTTTTATTACCACCCCTCCTTCAGTAGCTTTTTTTGGGACTCAGCAGAGTTTCATAAATTATCATGATACCCAATTTGTAATTGGTAACAGTGTTTGGTTACTAAGAGGTAGTTATGAAATTAGATGGGAATCTTTGGGGGCTACAACAACCACAAAGTTCAAACTCGTTGTAGCTTCCGGACCTTATGTTATTGAGGTTTTTGCTGTAACTGTAGACTCTGATTGGACAGTTCAAAGCAGTATAATACACATAGAAGAGACAGGCTTTTATGTTTTATCTGTGGAGGAATATCTTCAATATGATGATGTGAATTGGGGAGTGCGCAATATTTATATTTATTCAGCTTCGGGAGTTTCTAGGTGGGTTCAAATAGAAATGAATGCTGCAACTGAGTATTTCTATATATGGAATGGTGGCAGCCCTTACAATGACAAAAGCAGAGCATTACGTAAAGTTTTTTTGTTTACAGATGACAGAAAAATACCTCCAACTCAAAATAGTAATTGGTGGATTTCAAATGTAAGTTCTCTTTCTTCTGATTATATCAACACACTAGTGGATGAGTGTTCATTGGACATACAATATCCAGCTACTACCGAATTAGATTGGGTATTGTTCAGAGAAGCAGATCATTTTGGGATAGATCGTTTTTGGCTTGAGCAAGACCTTTTGTGTTTTAATTTTTATATAGATAATATAGATAATATGGATACATCTATAGGAGGTTTCGGTTTTGGGAATGTTGACGGAAAGTATCCATTTATAGCAGATGGCTATTATAGTAGTGAGAACATGACTTCAAAGCCTGTTTTGCCATACAAGAGAGGTGTTTATGGGTGGGATATGAGTAGGCTTTCATTACATTCTGGATGGAACAGGGTTCGTCTTAGATTCGTAGATTTTAATGCGACAGTTCCAATAACTATACCTGGAGTGGATGAGGTTTCTGCCAATTTAAATTTACGTAATTATGTAACAACTTCTTTCGGTATATTTTATAAAGGAAAAGGAGTTCCGTTAAATATTAAAATTGAAAATATAACCGTAGAGCGTAACAGATTTGATACCGATGTTAAATTTGGGAAAGGAGTTTGTATTGGGTATGGCGAATACATGCTAGTGCAGGCTCCCGGTATAAACTTGGGGCAAGGCTCTTTGGAGCTTACAATGTCCATGTACAGCGATAGTTCTGGTATTGATTTTTTTGGTGTACCTGTGTCCAGAACTATTTTAACCATGTCTAATTCAAACAACGATTTGCTTTCTTTGGGAATAACAGGTGGTAGTTGGTTTGAAATAGCATTTGGTAACTCTCTTAAAATGTTAAACAAGTTCGGCGTCATGGGAGATCAGAGTGTTATAGAATCTGCCTATATTGGATATGGGGAGCCTTTTCATTTAGGGCTGGCATGGAGTAATGATTCTTCAGCGTTTGATAATGGAGATACTATTCGTCTATATTTGAATGGAAGATTGATAGTGAATTGGAAAGATACTTGGGAGTTTGATGATTACAGGGTTCCATCCTTGATTCTTGGGGGAGGTACCTGTGCTACGGCTCTTGGTAATAACGCAGACGGTTCAGCAATTTTCGAAATAATCAAACTATATAATTATTGTAAAGATAATTTTGATCCAGGGGAATCTTTGTTAGAAATACCGGAAAAGGATGATCCTAATGATTATATTTATATTTCAAAAAATAATGTAGATTTTTGTAGTAGGTATGATCTTGATCTTCCGTTCAGTTTCATACAAGTTCAGCCGGGGGAAAAAGTACCGATTTATATAAAAAGCTTTAAAGATGCTAAAGGTGGAAATTTAAGCTCCTTGACTGGTGAAATTATAGTCGAGTGGGAAGTAGCAGTGTAGGTAATATATATGGCACAATATAACGTAGCAACCAGGGCTGTTTTATCTTCTATAACAACCTCTGGAACAGGAAATAAGGTTCTAACCTCTTTGGAGTTGAGAGCCTTAGTAGATGGTATTACTGTGTCTGGTGGGGCTAGTCTATCTTCTCCAGATGTTTTATACTTAAATATAGATCTTGGTAACAGGATATACATAGATTCGTTTTTTGTGTACGTAGACAGTGCTGCTTCCAGGGAGACTGTAGCTTCAAATCTTGGATTTTATTACAGAAATAGTGAAAGTGATTCTTTTGTTCAGGTGGACACTTCCGATAATTCCTTATATTATTTTGCCTCTTCTCTGCCGGACATATTTGCTCCAATACAGTGTAGAATAACCCTATCTGGGGTAGACTGCACGTTAAGAGAGCTTGTTATATATAATAATGATTATAGTGTTGCCTTTGGGGAGGATGGTGCTTTAACGGAGTATACAATAGATGACGCCCCCACAGGAGGGAATAGCTCTATTCATACAATTCCAATATTTAATAACGACCCCCCAGGAAGTATGCCGGTAACTGCCTTCATATCTATTGATTATTCTGGTAATGAATGGGATAAAAACCTAAAGCTTTCCAGTGATGGAGAAACTTTTTATTCCTGGGATGATGGACCTTCGCTGGACAGTAATCAAGAAGGAGAATCTTATACGTGGAACATGGGTACTTGTTCCGGAACAGTTGTGTCAGGAACATCAATCAGATTGAACGTCACATTAAGTGGGACGTATACAACTCCTATATTTCAATTTAATGGGCGTTATGGTAGAGACGAATTACATATAATTACAGCCTCCGGGGTAGAAATTTATCCTACGTATAAGACAAATATTGTAGATCAATTTTCTCCAAGTTATGTTGTTGTAGAAGAAACTTTAGTAAGCGGTACTTCAATAACTAAAACCGTAGGATCTGTTGATGCTACCATGGAAATAAGAAGCAGTAATGTAGATCCTGTGGATACTTTTGTTGTTTATTGGGCATATAAGAGCAAGACAAATGTATCAATAGTTCATGTTATGAAGATAGATATTGATACAGGAGTTATAACTCCTACCTGGTCTTTATATACACCAACGGGTTATGGTGTTCAAAACATCTGGGGTACGGGTATAGACCCTTTTACTGGGATGATGTATATAGCCTCCAATGCTCCTTCATATTCTGCAAATTCCTGGAATTGCATCATAGATAAAGACGGAGTAGTTATATTGGCTGTAGCTGCCAATGTGTGGATGAGGTATGCGCCTCATTATGATTGGCAGTCAAATGGTAGATTTTGGATTTACTCTGATTATTATGGTGGGTTTGGGTTGTGTACCTACACAACACATACAGCTGTTGTATCTATTGACGAGACTATGGATTGGATTACTTCATATTCTGCGGAACCTTTCGGTTCCGGGTGTTGGGTATATAACAGTGTAACTGCACAACTCCAATTTTATGACGGTAACATGACTCTGCAGCACGGCTATTCTATGTCTGGCGGGGTTGAGATAATAGCCGCCTCTTTAGATGGTGGTTGTTGGGTGTATACTGTAGAACGTCATTGGATAGCAAGGTATAATACACTTGGAGAGAAAATAACAGAATTTGGTCCTGTTACCCGTGACGGGTATCAACTTACTCATATGGTTATAGACAGATTGGAAAGCGATGGTTTGTGGTTAGTTACTCCTGTTGATGTGCGCCACGTTTCTTCTTCTGGAGAAATCATAGGTGCTCAGACCTTTGGTCCGACTACTGGTATTCATGCCACGGAGAGGGGCGCGGTAGTGACAAATAACTTAACTTATTACATGATGGTTTTGGATCCAGATTGTAATATTTTATTCAGTAGAAATCTTACAAGTTATATGCACAGTACTCCAGTGGCATCCCCCAACGCTATGATGTTCTCATACAGGCATTACGACACATTACGTTATAACAGGGCTGTTACTATACCGGATCCTGTTGATCCTGTGTGGGGGTCCAATGGAAGTTTACAATGGACCGAGGTAAAGAAAACAGGATATGTGCTTCCTAAGTATAGATACCATCAATTTAGATTTACTTTACGTAGTCCAAGTACAAATATAACTCCTACTTTGGATGGTATTTATATGCCAATGTCTGTTAAAATACCAGACATATATCCACAAGAAAGTAAACCATTGTATATAAGAGCTGATTTTGAGGGAGTGGAGGATGCTTTATATACGTCTAAATTAAAATGTTGGTGGACTAAGTAGGAGATATAGAATGGTTCTTACGGGGTGGAACATAGATAAAAGATATAGGTTTTTGGTAGAAGCCGGCACGGTGGCTGCTGATCTAACAGACATACCTGTTATGTTGAATCTTGGTGCGAGCAGTGGTAAGTATTCTTACGACATAACAACTATTTTTGATGAACTCGGTCCTGATTATAGGAAGATTGCAGTTGAGTATGGGAACAGTGGCAGTCAGTGTTTTGTTGAGGTAGAGAAGTGGGGGTCTTTTACACAAATACCACAAGCATCGGGTACAAACATAGGACAGGAAAATCCAGCATATACCGGTGGGGCTTTTGACGGAGTGGAGAATAACCCAGATGCTACGGGGTCCTGGTATGCCTATGTTGCTACGTATGTCTCTACCGGTTGGGTTGGAAAAGATTATGGTGGAGGGACTAGCTACATAGTACAACGTTGTGATTTATTGTGTAATGGCTCCACATATGATCCTAAGGATTTTACAATTGATGGCTCTAACAACGGTACTGATTGGGTTGTATTACATTCTGTTCTGGGGGAGCCTATGTGGACAACCTCAGTTACCTGGAAAAGTTATGAATTTTATAATACAACACCTTACAGATATTACAGATTGAATGTTACTGCCAACTGGGGATCTGGTTATTTGGTAGTTATGGAAATTAAGTTTTATTATTGGATTAACGATGAGAATGCCGTACTTTGGGTTAAAGTCCCTACTTTGTATGCTTCAGAGTCTACCCTTCTTTATTTATACTATGATGTTACACATGAAGACAATGATATAGGTGATGTAGTATTATTGCTTACTTATGATGGGGCGGATGAAAGCCAGTTATTTTTTGATTATTCTCCTTTTCCTAAAGGATTAGGGGCTGTGGGGTCTGTTAAGCACGACAGTGCACAGGCAAAATTTGGAAGTACCTCAATGAAATCCGCAACAGGATCTAATTACATTGTAGTAAGTGGTACTAATACAGATTTATCTTTTTCTGGGGACTTTACAATACATTATTGGGTGTATCCTTCCACCGGATCTCATGGTCTTGTAAATTATTCATCCACAAATAAACTTCACACCTTGTATATGGACTCTGCTACAAGTGGACGTGTTTTGATGGATGCTGGGAATGTAATTACTGGGTTGGTATTCCCAGCTACTAGTTGGTCTCACTACGCTCTTACACGCGCTGGTAATACTATTTGTGCTTACGTGAATGGTGTGCTGGCAGGAACCGGAACTAAAGCAACAACAATAGGCGCGACTACAACCAATTATTTGTTTGGAGATGCTTCCGGTCATACTATGAATGGCTGGGTAGACTCTTTAGTAATTATAAAAGGCAAAGCCTTGTGGCAGGGTACTTCCTCTTTTACACCCCCTACAGCTCCCCCCGAAATAAAATACATAGGCAGGAGTGGTTCTACAGCAGGAGCCAAGGTTTGGGAAAATGGGTATGTGCTTGTTGGGCACTTAGCACAGGACCCTATATCTTTATCTAATAATATAATAGATTCTACCATCTACAGAAAAGCAGGAAAAAGTTATGGTAGTATGCTATCCAGTGATAGTGTGACTTCTTCTGGTACTATTGGTTATGGTATAGATTTCGATGGTAGCAATGATTACATAAACTTTGGATACGATACTGTTCATAATATTACTACTACACTGACACTTGAAGCTATAATAAAACCAAATACTGTTTTAGACTCAGGTTTAACTACAAATAGAGGAATTATAAGTAGACAGCATGATGCCACTGACAACCAGGATACTTATGGTTTTTTTATAAACCCGGATGGAAAACTACAACTAGATTCTTATGGTGGAAGTATACAAAGTACACTTTCTTCTTGGGGGGCAAATACACCTTATTACATAGCCGGAACTTATTCCTCTACATCACTGTCTGGTATTCTATTTGTGAATGGTGTTTCTGAATCCTTGAGTGTTAGTACCTATAATAGCATGGCTGGAAGTGCTTCAAATAATCTTGTTGTTGGTAAGCACGCGGATGCTTCTGAGTTTTTTCCGGGAATAATAGATGAAGTTAGGGTTTCAAATTGTGAGCGCTCCAGTTCTTGGTTGGAAGCTATTTATTTATCTAGCAGTGATTTGCTTGGTATGTTTTCTTCAGCTTATGCTATAACCTATTCTGGGGCAGAGCCTTGTTGCTTAGAGAAGATGTATGGGAAATATCAAACCTTGAGAATTATTCCAATTGTAGATCCTTTTCTGGGATCTTATTGTGATTTATCTTTTTATCTTGGTTCCAGTTTTTTAGGATCCACCTACTTAACCTCTGTTTCAGGAGTATTGTCTGGGACTTATGTTGAGGCAGGTCTAAATACTATATCTGGAACAGGGTATAGTTGGTATGTAACTGGTGTTGTTTCTGGGACAGGTGCATCCGTTTATTCTTCCATATATGATTTCTATGTTAGGTATTTATGTTCAGGGACTTGTTCTATAGGAGATACCACTGTTTCGGGGGCGCTTATATATTTACACAACAGAGATACAGGTGAGTACTTAGGCACAACCACAACTGCCGGGGAGGGAACCTTTCAAATTGATTCCACATATGGTGGAAACCATTATGTGGTTGCTTTACATCCAGATGAAGCATACAACGGATTGGTCTATGATAGGATAGTTCCGGAATAGCTATGTCTGCTTACGTTCCGCCAGAGGCACAAGGATTACCTTTTAACTTTACCGAGTCTGGATATTCTCCTCCTGATTTTAGCGCAGTTCCTTTTGATTTTTTTACTGGGTTTTCTGACTCTGCTTTTCTTACATCTGCTGTACAGGTTATGCAGATGTATACAGAAACAACTTATAGTGAGATCAAAGAATGTAAAACTATAATCATAGGCTACGGCGCTAACGGAATACAGACCTTACAACTTCCTTGTGAGTATCTAGGGATTCGTGATTTACTTAGCAGTATTTATGGGGAGCTTCCATACTTTGATTTAACATCTTTAATTGTTGGGCAGCTTGGATTTATATCAGAAGATCGATATTTATCATCTATAATTAAATCTATCGTAAAAGAAACTGTTGATTTACAAAAGATTATACATGGTTGGGATTTATCTGACCTTCAGAGTTTGTTGGATGGGTATGCTCTTTTTGATTTGAGCTTTTATATAAAAACTCAGCGTTCAGAAAATAAAGATATTCTATCAGCTATAAGGGTACTAATGTCCTCTTATGCTGACATTTCTTATTGGATTGGAGGTTTTAAGGGATATCAAATTCCTTATGATTTGTATAGTGATATTTATGCAATACCTCCTTCTGATTTAATCTCCTACTTAAATATAATTGAAATAAGTGATTTACCTGTAGATATTTCCCCTCAGAAGTACAAAGGATACTCTACTTTTGAGTCATTTTTAAGGACGTATCATAAAGAAAATAATAATCTTATTTCTATATTACACGGTTGGGACCTTTCTTATTTACCAGGGTATTTGTTGTGTGCTCATATACATGATCTACCAGGCACAATTCAAGGATCTTTTACAGAGTCTATATTCTCCTTTTTATATCCTGTAGTTCCTGCCGGGATTTTATCTAATATACATGGTTTTGCTACAGTAGATTTGCCTTCAGAGTTGATTGGTGGGTATGGAAGGACTCACCTATTGGGTTATATTTATGGGATACCTCCATCTGATATATCTTCTTATATAGGTGTCTTCAAAGAAGTAGAAGCTTATAGTACCATTTCTTCTTATCTTGAGTCCTATCATCAACATGATCTGTGGAGCACTATACATTATATTGAGCCTGATGATTTAACATCAACTATTGTTGCCCGGGGAGGATATAAAAACCTTGATGTCATAATATATCCCAAAGTTATTTTCGTAAGACAATCTGTGTTCGTAAACATAGTTTCATCTAGAATATTAAACTCTGTAATAAACTCTCATTGTTTTGCTTCTGCTTATAGTGACCTTAGTCATTCTCTATATGCTTTTGATAAATTAGATCTACGAGCGATAATACACCCCAGGTTGGAGGATGATGACAATCAAAAAGATTTAACTAGTTACATAAATTACGGATATCTAGCTGAAGATACGTTTTCTATAAATATATTTATGGCTGATAGATATGCTAAAATCCCCATAGATATAAATAGAATCTCTACCATGTACACAGAGGATACAATTTCCATTACCTTTAGTTCGGATTTTAGTAATTTTAAGGACAAGGTAAACTCTTTTAAGAACTTGTCTTCATATCTATACGGTTTACCTGTGCATGCGGATTTAGCGTCTAGGATTGTTCCCTCAAGAGATTATACTTTTGAAGGTATTAATTCCGAGAGTAAATATAAAAATCATCTTGTTGCTATAAACCTACAAAAGAGCTATGAAGTTTGGACAAGAGAACTGGATATTTACTTTAGAAGTGTAGTAAATCAATATTATTATGCTCAAGCAGGTGAAGCGGTTTATAGAGTAGACAGGGATGAACATGTGATTGTTTATGTAGAGGGGTACTCAACTCTTTCAAATCCGATTCTTGGAATTGACCGGGGGAATGTAAGAGGAAAATACGTATTTAATTTATCTAACTATACTACTATAGATGCTGCAATACGGGATGCCATAGACAGGGTAAGTGTTTTGAGATCAAGCGATTTACCTGTGTATATTAACTCGGTTGAAGGTGTTGGTAATTACAGTTACTTAAGTAGTTATGTGCTTCCTATCTATTCAATTAGATCTGTAAAGTCTATAATATCAACTTTGGTTGGTATATCAGAGACTATGACAGATCTTCCATCCACAATAAATGGGGAATATCCTAAAATTGATTTAGGTGGTGTTATAGTTGGTGTTTATTACGATGCAGTAGATCCGTTGCTTGCGGACTTTATATTTACAGAAGAAGATTTAACTTCCGTTGGGGGGAGTCAAGTGAATTTTACATTTAAGATAGTATAATGGCAACACTTACTGTAGGACCAGGAAGGGATTACTCTACGATTACCTTGGCGTTAGCTGCATCGCACAATAACGATGTTGTTCTTATTGACCCGGGTTATTATGATGAATTTGTTTCCCTACCTCAATGGTCTGTTCATTTGTTAGGTAGAAATGCCGACTCTGAAAACACTGACATAATTATAAAATCTATTAAGGCTGCTTCTTTTACTTCTCATACAACACCTATAACATATATAATGGAGAATATATATATTTATAGGGTAGGAACTGCAATGGCGTCTGTTGCTAATTGGAATTTTTGTTATGCGACATTAAGTAGTAGTAATATAATTACTGTTTTTAATAGGTGTAAATTCTATATAAAAGATACTTTAAATAGTTATAATGTTTTTGAAATGACCATACAAAGCTCTACTTATTGTTATCTTTATGTTATTAATTGTGATTATTTCCGTGATCACGAGATTATCCACTATTTTTATGATTATTATACTACTGCTTGTACTAATTGTAGAGCTGAATATATAAAACTTAGGTATACATTATATGGTGTTTCAAGAAACAATGCAGATGTTGTTGATTATGTAATCGGTCCTGCTGTTGGTTATGGTGCCGGATACGGTGGTAAATTTTTAAACTTACCAAAAAGTTATGTATTTACAGGAAGGGTTACAACACTGGGAGCATCTAGCTCTAATGTAGTAAGAGCATATCGAAAAAATAATCACACATATGAAGGTTATACTTCTTCTGATCAGGCTACCGGTAACTATACTTTACGTACTACATATTCAGGTGCTCACCAGCTTATATGCGAATCTGTGCCAGATCCTCTTTTTAGTGATAAAATTATTTCTCCTGTTGTACCTGCTGTTACCACACCTACTACTCTTTGGGATGAAACCGGTACCTTAATAGCCACTATAAGTGGAGCAGAGTTTACCAGCCAAGGGTATGGGCTTCCTGTTTTTATATACTTTAAAAACCCGGCGGGGAAAAATACCTTCGATACTTCTATTATACTTGATGAATTGGATACTCAAACCCTTAGAAAACGTTGGTCTGTTTGGTCTTCAGAAGAGCCTTATCAATTATGTTGTGAAGTTTTATACTGGCAGCCAGAATCTAATCTTGCCTGTGCAACAATAAAACTTCCGTATATTTATACAGATCGTGACACAAATCTTTATATACGTTATGATAAAAATATCTCCGATAATGTAGCTTTCATGTATGATACGGAGAGTCCTTATTCATACAGTGTTTATACAAATCAGTACTTAGGAGCTTGGACTTTCAATCAAGATCCAGTTTCTGGGCCTAATTCCCTAATAGATAATACTTTTAATAAGAAGCATGGTATTCCTGTTGGTACATTTTATAGTGCGGATTTAGTTGATAGCCCCACTGGAAAGGCTTGGCAATTTAATGGAGCTCAATACGTATATACTTCTGATACTAATCTATTAGGATATAATGCAGGAAACTGGTCCATTATGGCTGCTTTTAATGTCAGTACCACCAGCGGTGTACAAATTATAGATAGGGTGGGTTTATTAGGGGGAGGGTTTGAACTAGGAGTTGATGCTAATGTTCTATATGCTATTGCTGGTTACCAACTAACACAGGTGCAGGTAACTTGCACCGGAATTTCACCAGATATTTGGTATGTAGCCACAGCTGTTTGTAATAAAACTACGTCTACTTTGTCCTTATATCTTGATGGTGCTTTAGTGTCTTCTGCAACCAATGCTATTTTTAGTGGTAATATTTTATATTCAAATAGTAATTATATAGGTGGTGCAGCAACCAGTATCCATTATTTTCCTAAATTATCAATACCCACAGTCCCATCAGGGACATTGCTACACATAACATGCTCGGGGGTGGAAGGGCATCCTTACTTGTATGATTCCTCGGGCAATTATACCATTACTAAATATAATCTAACAGGTGCCCCAGGAAATATTACAGCCGTGACGAGTAAAGTGGGCAATGAAAGTTACCATTATAATGCCGCTGAATATTTTTCGACTGTTTTGGACAGTAAAGCTGCAATTTTGGAACAAGATTTTAGTGTGTCTTTTTGGTTTTATTATGTTGATAGTTATAACAGTGGTTATGATAGTGTTTTTATGATAACAGGGGCTGCGGGCGTAGACACCGCAGCAAACAGTACGAGCTTGGCTTTTTTTGTACAATATAACTCAGATGAGTTTTGGTGCCGCATTAGGACAAATACAGGAACAACCATAGCTACTTTTAATTTTGGTAATGTATCTTATAATTCTTGGGTACACTATGCTATTTATAGAAAAGGAACCTTGTTTTATGTTAAGAAAGATGGAGAACTTTTCTCTTCGGTTAGTTACACAACAGTTGACATCAATTGGACAGGAAAAAATGTATTTATTGGGCATACCCTCTCTAGTTATTGGTGGGGGTATCTGGACAGTATAATTTTTACAGTGGGTAGTGTATATGAACCTACACAAGAAGAACTTGAAAGATATAAAACTTATTTAAATGGAAAAATAGACTTTATACATCACGTAGGAAGGGCTTTAACTTCGGACGAAGTCAAACTCATATCCAATTCTTATAAAGATACCTTATTTACATTTTCTAGTTGACATTTTTAAATTTATACAGTATTATGCTATAAGATATAATTTAACAAGGAGTTTTTATGTATTTTTTAATTGATGCATTTTATGGCTTACACATTCTGTCGGATCTCAGGGTTGTAGCCAGTCAGACTTCTGAGGGACCTGAAAGCTACGTGTTTATAGACGCAAGTGAAAAATCTGTATATTTCCTTGCCAGCTCTGGGTATAAAGCCATAGATTTTGTGATTAAGGACAAAGTGGTTATAAAGGCTGTTGGGCGTCTTGCTGTTTCTTATAAAAAATTAATGAGATTTATGCTTGCTTTTAAGGAGCTTAATCTGGAGGGGTGTACTTTTGAGTTTAGTTTAACTCCAGGTTTATTAGAGGTAAATTTCAAAGATAAGAATAATTATAAAAAAGCCGGCGTTCGTATTCAAACAGGCAACCATCAGAGGGTTCCAATTCCTTCTACTTATACTGATACATCTTTTATAATAAATGGTATATCCATAAAGTCAGCTATAAATAAAATTAGGTTTGCTATTGATAAGGACCACGCAGTAATGTCTCTAAGAAATGTTTACCTCTCCTTAAACAAGGAAGAGGGATTTGTTTCTTTTGTGGGGACTAATGGGGTTGTCCTTTCTGAGGTTAAAGTGTCTACCCCTGTAGACACTAGCTGCGCTTATTTGATTCCATTGGGGCATTTAGTAGCCCTGTCTGTACTTTCCAATATAGATGTTCCTGTTCTAGTAGGAATCTATGATGGGAATATAAAATTTAAGTTTGGTGGTGGATGTTACCACGGAGTTATACAGAAAAATCTTTCTTTTCAGGAAGGGTACGAGAAGCTTCTCTCTGACTACGCCCAGGTTGTGTCTATATCAACTTCCGATCTTTTACCAGCTCTCGGTGCTTTGGTAGGTGTTCTTGATAAAGATGCAGATCCCGCTGTAACAATTTTAGTTACAAAAACAGATATTACTTTTAAGCACGACACATCAATGTTTAAGTTTGAACATAAATCCGAGAATGTAGAAGGAGATCCTATAGTACATCTAGACGCTAATTATTTATTACGAACGGTACAAGCACACGGAAGATCAAATCAAATCAATTTATGCTTGACAGGGAACTGTTTACCTGTTATAATTAAAAATGTCAGTGATAGTATGACTCATAGTTCTATAATTGCTCCTATAGCCAAAAAATAACATGTTAAAAGATGAATTCGTGTATAAAGTGTTGAAACTAAAAGAATTAGATTCTGATGAGGTTTCTTTTTTGGAACTTGCTGAGTCTTATTTAGTAGGCAGCGGTTATAGGGTTTTTACACCTATCAGTGTTGGTTTGGAGTTTAAGCTAACAAAATACTCTGATCTGGTTATGTTGTTTTATCATTTATATTATTTGTTGTATGCTGAGGAATTACCTCCCCCGCAAAACAAAGCTGCCGATTTTAAGATTGCAGCTGCTTTTGTAAAATCCCGTCAAGCAATTGCTGGGTCTAAGATTTCAAAAAAAAGAGCTTTGGAGGAATGCGCTTTAATAATAAAAACTGTTCTCTTGAATAAGGATTCTTTTCATTTCAACCAACCACTTCGATTCTGGATGTTTGGAACGGATACATGTAAATGGATTACAGATAAAGCATTGGATATTATAAGAATAGAGAAACATCTTTTATCTGAAGCTAAACTAGAAGAGGAAAGCAATTTATTTTCAAGATCTTTACCTGATAAAGAGTTACACATTAATTTAGATGTTCAATTAGAAAAAGTTAGAAGTAGAGAGAATTCACATGGTTAAGAAAGAAAAAGAAGAAGTGCAACAAGTTGAGTCAAAATCCGCTTCAAGTTTAGATGTGGCACGTAAGGCTATTGAAAAGAAGTTCGGGGATGTAGTCCGTCCTATGATTTTTAAGTCTACTGTGCTTCCAACAATATCTACTCGCAGTTTGGGGTTAGATTTTGCTTTGGGTCATGGCGGAGTAGCTCTAGGAAGACATTATGAGTGTTATGGCGAAAATAGCTCAGGTAAAACCACACTAGCTATGTCCATTATAGCTGAAGCGCAGTCAAGAGGGATGATCGCTGCTTTTGTTGATAGCGAGCATAGCTGTGATCCTACTTTGTTTAAGAATATGGGAGTAGATCTAGAAAGGCTTTTGATAATTGATGCCTACACTGGTGAGAAGAATTTGATGGTTGCAGAAACTTTAATGAAAAGCAAGTCCCTTGATTTGTTGGTTATAGACTCAGTCCCAAGTCTCATACCGGAAATAATCACTGAAACAGATCTTGATAAAGATACGATGGCGCTTCTTGCCAGGTTAATGTCTAAGGCATTATTACGTTTGGTGCCCTTGGCTTCAGAAACAAACACCTGTGTTATATGGATAAATCAAACAAGACAGGCTATTGGGGGGTACGGATCCCAAACAGTAACTCCAGGAGGTACTGCTTTAGGTTTTTATACTACGGGCAGAATAAAGGTTTCTGGTATGGGGAGTAAAGCCAACCGCATTCATGATGATAAAGGAAACCTTATAGGGCATTTAACTACATTTGAAACCATAAAGAATAAACTAAACACACCCCACAAACTTGCTACTGTGCCTTTATATTATGGGAAGGGATATGATATGATGTGGGAAGTCATTACACTTGCTACGGATTTGGGTCTATTAGACAAAGCCGGATCTTGGTATAAATATAATGGAAGCTCCATAGGACAGGGAGAATCAGGTGTACGTGAATTTTTTACTAAAAATGTAGAGGTGTACTCTGTAATAAAAGATGAGGTAATTATTTCACTAGGACTTGATGAGTATTATAAGGCACAAAAAGCAGCCGATGCGTTACGCAACGGAAATTAATTTCTTTTATAGGCAAAGCATGTGAGTAAGCTCTCTGATACTGTATTTAGTTGCATTCAGGAATTATTTCCCTATCATACTATAATAAAGGAATATTATGTAAACTATAAAAACACAAAACTTTTTTTTGATTTTTATATAAAAGACTTGGGTGTTCTTATAGAATGTCAAGGGGAACAGCATCAGACTTTTGTTAAGCATTTTCATGATACTAAAGCCCAGTTTTTAGCACAGAAAAAACGTGACAACATGAAAATTGAGTTTTTAGAAGATACCCATTTAATTTTGGTTTTTTTCTACGACAAAGTAGATAACATAACTCCCGACTTTGTTATAAATAAAATATATGAGGCACAATGTGGTATACCTGATTAATGTTAACGCCAAAACCCATTGTAAAGACTGTCGAGACTGGGAACCCCTTAAAGGACCAGGACAGGGTTTAGTGGGTGATCCTAAGTACTGTAATCTTAGTCTTAAATGCCGCCAGATTGGTATGAAGTCTGATTGGTACCAGTTTTATAATCCCGAAACAGGTTTCTATGAGTTTGATTATTTCTGTACTGGTATGCGGGTTACAGAGGAGAACAAAAAAAGCGACGACGAGGTGTCTTGATGGATGAAGGTAAGTTTCCACATCTTAATACAGTTCCTCATTTGGGGTTTATGAATGAAGTTTTTGGGTATGATGTTAGGCGTTTAGAATCCACCGAGGCATATGTGATTAGTAAATATGTTGTGGGGCTGTCACAATATCTTGTTTACTTAAATAGTGAGATGAACAGGCTAAAGGGGATAGTTTTGCAGAAGAGAAGATTCCTTGATAACTCCGTAAATCAACATCTTACTAAGGAGATATTGAAAGAGTATACAGCAAAAAAAGATGCGGCTTCATTTGTGATAGCCTCTTCCCCTGAACTTATTACCGCCCAGGAAGAAATGGAAGACGCTCAAGATCAGTTGTACCTACTTGAAGGTTCAGATAAATCATTGGCAGAACTAGTAGCTGCATTCAAAAGAGAACTAACAAGAAGAGAGCACGAACGTCAATTTTCTTCAAAACAATAATTTGGATTTTTAATGCGCCGAAAAACAGAACTTATAGATGATGTCGCTTTGGCTTTTTGTAACCCTACCTACGAGCGTATGGTTTTAAGCAGCGGTATAGCCGACAAAAATAAATTTTTTACAATACTGTCTAATTTAGAAGAGATAGACTTTTTATCAGACGATAATCGTCTTATATTTTCTATTCTAAAAACTATTTACTCAAGAAATGTACAGGATTTTGATACTTCTATAATTGTAATTTATGCTAAAGATTTAGGAGTGTATGATAAGATAGGGGGGACCGATTACATTCTTGCTCTTCAGAAGATGTCCTCCACTATATCCGATTCTAATTTTGAATATGCTCTTAGACAAGTTATTGAGATAAGTACTAAGTTTAAATTATATAATAAAATTTCATTACATCGTCTAGAGATTGAAAACAACGTAGGTTCTGACAGTACAAAAACAGCATCTGACTTGATTGGGGCACTTCATTCTTCGATCCTTGATCTGTCTATGAGTAATAAAATCGGGGTGGAGCCCAGACACATAGGGGATGGTCTTGACGAATTCATCGAAGATCGTAAAAATAAAAGTATATCTATAGTAGGGCTTCCTACGGGGTATGCTGTGCTTGACAAACAAATAGACGGACAGATTGCCGGAACTTTGTTTGTTGTTGCTGCTCGTAAAAAGCAGGGCAAAAGTGCCTTGCTCACAAATATAGCATTGAATGTAGGTATTGATCAAGGTGTTTCTGTATTATACATAGACACAGAGATGTCCTTTCAAGAGTGGCGTACTCGGGCTTTGTCTGCTATTTCTGGGGTAGATGAGCGTTATATAAAACACGGTAATTATACGCCAGAAGCATATGACAAATTATGCAAGGCTTCAGAGATTATTAAGAAGAGTAGAGTTTTTCATCATTACCTTCCTGGATATAATTTAGATAAGATTACAGCTTTATATAAAAAATATAAGATAAAAGAAAATATTGGACTTGGTATTTTTGATTATATAAAAGAGCCTGAGTCTTCGAGTATAGATCGACAGCGAAAAGAATACCAGATATTAGGGGATGTGGCAACTCGTTTGAAAGATTTAGCGGGGGAGCTAGAAATACCTTTTACATCCGCGGTGCAACTCAACAGAGATGGAGATATTGCTGATTCGGATCGTATAGCACGTTACGCAGATGTTACTGCTTTCTGGGCACCACGTGACGAGAAGATGATAAAAGATTTTGCTATAGACCCAACAAGAAACGGGTATTTTGGATTAACTATAAAAGATACGCGGAGGGGAGGTACTACAATAGAACCAGGAATTGGTTTTTATTTTCATAAGCATATACTAAAAATAGTAGAGGTTAGCAAAGAGTATCAAATTATTCCATTGTTTGGTGAGGAATCTCGCCGGGAGGAGTAGTTTTGGATCTTGAAAGGGATGATATAGAGTTATTAAAGGTGAGTGTAGACCCCGAGAGTTTATTACGTACCTTAGGGTTTTCTATAAACAAAGAGACTCATAAAGATTTACGGGGTTCTTGCTTGGTTCATGGTGGGGACAATACCAGCGCTTTTAGATTTAACAAGGAGAACTATACCTGGACGTGTTTTTCTAATAAATGTCACGAGCAATATGGTAACGATGTTGTTGGTTTAATAATGGCTGTAAATAAGATTTCTTTTTCGGAGGCTGTTACTTTTTTGGCAGATTTTGTTGGGGATTCCCGTGTAACAAAGGAATCTGTTTCAAAGTACAAGGCGACCCGGGAACGTAAATCTTTTATAAGAGATGTAGGTATTTTACAGAAACCCGATATAGTTAATGAAGATTTTTTAAAGGAATGTATAAAGTTTAGATCTAATTTTTTTTATCAAGAAGGTTTCTCTAAGAAAACTCTTGATTTCTTTGAGGTGGCTGGGGGGTATGTAGATAAAATAGGACATGCTCGTGATATCATACCTATAAGGAATGACGTAGGGGAGCTGGTTGCTTATTCCTTCAGAGATGTAACAAAAAAATGTAATGAAGATTTTAAATATTTAGCCACAGACCTTTTTGATAAGGATCGAGTATTGTATAATCTTCATAATGCCAAGGTTTTTGGTGCAGAAACGCCTTTGATTGTTGTGGAGGGGTTTAAAAGTGTTTGGCGTTTACATGATTTTGGTTTTTATAACTGTGTATCCATTATGGGATCTCTCATAAGTCACGGACAGCTAAACCTCCTATTAGCTTATGCTTTGAAGGGGGTCATAATAATGTTTGATAATGATAAGCCAGGGAAAAAGGGAACAGATTTAGCGTTGAAGATGTTTAAAAATAAATTAAAAAGTATTCCTGTCTACATAAAAGAAGAAACTTCGGAGGGGAAGGGGTTGGATCCATCAGATTTAACATTAGATCAATTTCTGGCTTATGTAGAGGCTTTATGACCGAGTCGGTTGAAAATCGTATAGTTCTTTCTGGCTATATACATATAGATAAGATAAGTGAAACAGAGAATGACTCCTGGATGTATAAAGGTAGATTGTTTTTTAATTCTAATTTGGTTGGAAATAATTTTAATCTTACAGCCTGGGGAGAGGTTGCTTTGCTTTTAAGTGAAGTTATGGATAGAACTAATATCACCGTAGTGGGACATATTTCTGTGAGTGAATACACAAGTAAATGTTTATCTTGTGGTAATAGTATAAAACGTAATTGGGTAGATGTTACCGTAGCATCATTTCGAATTTTAAAATAAATGGGAGGTTGTATGACTGAGACAGAGACTGTAGAGTTGGAAGATAAGACCGGCACACCAGGATTGGTATTTCTTCCAGCGAGGGATTATAAATTCAAAGTAGATAAACAAACACATGTAATAAAACTTCCAATAGAAGGTGATTTTAGGTATTTAGCGGATAAAACTTTATTTCCTGGGGAGGGGAAATATAAACTTGCTAAAGAAGTAGATGGTAAGATGGTCGTTAGCTTGTCAATTCTTATAAAAGCTTTATTCGCAGATTCAAAATATCCAGATCTTGCGGACAATGAATGTTTTGTTCCATTAGCCATGGTTATATCGGATTCTGATGTTACGATAGCTGGAAAGGTAATTGAATTTAAAGTGGAGAAGTAAGTGCCATGGATCCATATAGAATACTTGGATTAGATGCCGGGGCGTCAAAAGAAGACATTAAAAAAGCCTACAGGACTCTTGCTAAAAAATATCATCCAGATATGAACGGAGGAGACGATGCCAAGTTCAAAGAGGTAAACGAGGCATATTCTCAGCTTACTTCCGAACCAGAAGCTGCTTCTGATCCATTTAGCTTTTTTAAGAATTTTGAGTCTATGTTTGGTATGCGTTTTGGCAGTAACCCTTTTAGGGAGACTTTTTCAAGAAGGGGAGCGGATTTAAAGTATGTGATGAGTACTTCTTTTTATGATTTGGTAGCCGGAGCCAGTAAAGAAATTGAGGTTTCTTTTAATGATATATGCTCTTCTTGTTCAGGTAACGGTGCAACCTCCTTTATTGTATGTCCATCATGTAAGGGTAGTGGGTTTTTAAGACAGCAAGTTACCCCAGCTCAATTCTCTGCTATTTCTTGTCCTAGTTGTGGAGGAAAGGGGAAGCGTCCTAGCGCAGTATGTAATTCTTGTAAGGGGACTGGGAGTACATTAACAACCAAAAGGATAACAGTTAACATTCCGGCAGGTACTGACCCAGCAGCGAGTCTTTGTTTGAGAGGAGAGGGGGGTAAGGGAACTAATGGTGGACCGGCTGGAGATCTTGTTATTATAATTAAGACAATGGTTCCTGATAAAAACAGGCTATCTGTTGAAGATCTTGAAGTTTTAAAGAAGTGTTGTAATGGTTAGGGTTTTAAGTTTTGATATTTCAACAGCTGGAACTGGTTGGAGTTTTTATGATGGAGTTTCTACTTTTCAGATGGGAGTAATAGTTCTAGACAAAGCTAACTCCTTGAGTGAAAAGTTTTTAACTCTTTACAATGCTTCTAATACTTTGATAGACGAATTATGTCCTGAAGTTGTAGTGGTAGAGGGGGTATTTGCTTTTAGAAATATAAAAACAACTAAGATTTTATCAGAGGCTGGGGGTATGGTTAAACTAAACTGTTATTCTAGGAAAATACCTGTAGCCACAATTGAAAACACAACAGTTAAAGCCTATTTTAAAACTAGAAAGAAAGAAGATTTATTTAAAACTATGATGGAGGTTACAAAACTTGATGTGTTTCGGTTGGATTTTAGCAAGTATAATGATATGGTAGATAGTTTTGCTTTACTTTTGTACTATCTTGAGGTAATAGCAAAACAGATTATCTTAAAACAAGATGGTACTATAAATTTTTTGGGGTTACACAATGTCGATTAAATTAAGTGCAACACGCATCTCCACCTTTCTACAATGTAAACGTAGATATTTATATTCCTATGTAAAACAGGAAGCTAAAATAGCTAACCCTGCTTTTAGACTTGGGAGGGCTGTACACGAGGCTTTGGAGTTTGCAGGAAACATTTGGGTTGCAGAGGATTTGACTGCGTTTAATGCCTCTCAGGTGGAGGCTATAGTTAAGAAGTATAATGAGGTGGCAGTTAGAGAGGGTATTTATGATTCTATAGATTATGTAAATGGAGTAGAAATAGTAAAAAATAAGTTGCTAAACTTTGAAGAAAATGGTAAAATACTTGCTTTAGAAATTAAGTTTGGTTTCAAAGATACCCCAACCATAATTACTTCCGAAGGCGTTGAGCTTATTGGAGCAATTGATAAGCTGGTACAAGTTAATGAAGATACATTGTTGGTGGTGGACTATAAAACTTCTAAAACTGTTCCTGATACAGATAAACTAAGGACAGATATTCAATTGTCCATGTATCATTATGCCGTTAATAAATTGTTTCCAGAGTATAAAAGAGTTATTCTTGCACTGGATATGCTAAGAGTAGGGGAACTTGTCTATACCTATAGGACAGAGGAGGAATTAAAGCTCCTGGACGGGTTTTTAAATGAGGTCTATAGACAGATACTATCCTTTGATGAAAACAAAGCTACGGGGCAATTAAACCCCCTGTGTAGTTGGTGTGATTTTAGAGGCATTTGTCCGGAGTGTAAAGAGGCTGTTTCTTCTATAGATAAAGATTTTCTCCCCCCAGAAGAGATGACCTCAGAAGATCTTCATTTAGAATGGGACACAGTAAAATCAAAGTTAAAACTATTAGAGACCAGAAAAAATGAACTATCAACCTTTCTGATGACGAGTCTTGATGAAGTTGTGGAAGATATTGCAAACAATACACATAAGTTTATAACAGTCCAAAGAAAAAGGAAATCCTTTAATCCAAAGGTGTTGTCCGATTTAATACCTAAGGATGCATTTCTGGATATGATCTCTATGTCAGCGAAGAAGGTTGTTGATTTTGCAAATAAAAACCCAAAATTAAAAGATAAGATTTTAGCAACAAGTGAGACTTGTTTTACAAGTCCCTATATAGACACAAAGAAGCTCGATATTAAGAAACCAAGTAAGAGTTCCGCAAAGAAAGATAAATTTAAAGAAAAAATTGAGGTTTGAGATGAATAGAGAATTGCGTAGAAAATTGGGAAAAGGAGGATATACTCCTCATATAAAAGCTGAGCAACAAAAAGTCAAGATCTTGGCGTATATGGATAGTCCTACTGTAGCAACTGGGTTTGGTACTGTTAGTAGGAACGTTCTGAGTATGTTGCATGCGACTGGACTTTATGATATCACTGTTTTTGGTATAAATCATTGGGGAGATCCTCATAATTTTCCGTTTGGAATTTTCCCGGCTGGAATAAATGGGGAGCAGGATCCTTATGGACGTAAAAAGTTTTGTGAATTTGCTTTAAATTTTGATTTTGATATATTGTTTCTATTACAAGATACTTTTATTATGGACTTTTTGCCGGAATTGATTATGGCATTAAAGAAAAGACGAGCAGATAAACCTTTTAAGTCCATTGTATATTTTCCAATTGATGGGGTTCCTAAAATAGAGTGGATTTATAATATTTCTTTTTGTGATAAGCTTGTGGCATATGCTTCATTCGCTAAGAAGTCAGCCCAAGAAATGTTAGACATTCTAAAGGGATTTCATGAGAGTGCAGGACCCCAACACCCAGTATTAAGGTTTGGTAAAAACCCTAAACACATGGGGGTAGAGACCTTTGACATAATTTTTCATGGTGTAAATGACAAGGATTTCTTTGTGTTACCCGAAGCTGATGTGAAAAACTTTAGAAAGGAGTACTTCAAAGAAAATGCAGATAAGTTTATATTTACTAATGTAAACAGAAATCAACAAAGAAAAGATATACCTAGAACAGTAAATGCGTTTAGGGTTTTTCATGACAAATATCCTAATACTTTTTTGTACTTACACATGGCTGAGAAGGATTTTGGTTGGCATATTCCTCAACTCGTGAATGCCTTTGGATTAAGATACGGGTCAGAGGTGATGACTCCTCAAAACTTTGGTCCTAATAAAGGATATCCCGTTGCTCTTTTAAATTATATTTATAACGCATCAGATTGTGGAATATCCACTACCCTCGGCGAAGGGATGGGACTAGGATGGCTTGAATTTATGCTTACAAAAACACCTGTAATTATGCCAAGTAATACAGCCATGTCGGAGTTCATAACTGATGATACTGGGTATCTTGTCAAAAGCGGAACTCATCCTAATCTTTTGACTGTGATTCCTAACGATAATGAGGTTGTTCGTCCTATGGTTGACATAGAAAGTATGGTAACAAGAATGAACGAGGTTTTTGTAAATAGAGATAGGGCAAAAGAAGTAGCTGATAATGCTTATAAATGGGTGAAGTCTGAGATGCTTTGGACAGGCAAGATTAGAAACCAGTGGCTTGCTCTTTTTAATGATGCTGTAGTAGACCTAAAAATAAAACAAGAGGCACTTTCTGGTTCAAACACAATTAAAGCAGAAGTTTTCTAAGGAGAGGCTATGTCTGAGGTAAAAGGTATAAAGTATTTTGGACCTATTTTTAATGGGTCAGGTTACGGTAGGGCTTGCCGCGCTAATATAATGGCTCTTTATAAGCTTGGGGTTCCTTTAACTCTTCAGCCTGTAGATTTTGATAAGGCTGACCCCGAGCTAGGAGAAGAGGGTAAAATACTGGCTTCTTTAGTTGACAAAGATATAGAGTACGATGCAAAAATTTTACACACTACTCCTGAGTTTTGGAAAGATAAAATTGAGAATGATAAAATAAATGTAGGTGTTACTTTGTGGGAAACTACAAGGTTACACCCTGCTTGGAAGGGGTACATAAATAACAGCAAAATAGCTGGTATTATGGTAGCCTGTGATTGGAATATTGAAGTATTCAAGAATAGTGGTATTACAAAACCACTGATAGCTGTTCCGTATCCAATTCCAGTCATAGAGAAATCTTCGGTTCCTAAATATGACATTGCTGGGCTCGATCCAAATGCATACGTTTTTTATTTTGTGGGGCAGTGGCAAGAACGAAAGGATCCAATTGGTTTAATAAAGGCTTATTGGAGAGCTTTTCAGAACAACGAAAATGTTGCTCTTGTATTAAAAACCTATAGAAGTGACTACTCTGAACCAGAAAAGGAAGCTATACGTACAACCATAACTAGATTAAGGTCTGTCACTATATATGATAGATATCCTAAACTTTATTTCATTAGCGATCTTTTGACGGGTGCTGAGATTAAAGGTGTACATGCATTGGGGGATTGTTATCTGAGTTTGGATCGAGGAGAGGGATTTGGCATGAGCCCTGCAGAGGCTGGTGCTATGGGCAATCCAATTATAGTTACTCGTTTTGGGGGAGTAACTGAGTATGCTAAACCAGACAACAGCTATCTATGTAATTATATGTTAGATCCAGTGGGGGGTATGCCATGGATAGGATGGTACAGATCCGATCAAGAATGGGCGGCAGCAGATGTACTTCATGGTGCTGAATTATTACAGCATGTGTTTCACAACCAAGCCGAGGCAAAAGAGAAAGGACTAAAACTACAACAGTATATAAAAAACAACTTGTCAGAAGAAGTAATTGGTGGTAAAATACTAGCTGCTATAGATCAATTAAGATAGGAGTAGAGTTTAAGCCACCTATGCACTCTTACTTGCAGGATATAAAAAGGCTGTATATAACGAGGATATTGTAAATTTTTTTAACTCGAGGAAAGTAAATCAAAATAACGGAGTACATGCATGAAAACCATCTCGTTTCCAGTAGGGTATAGACCTCATTATTTGCAAACATTTTTGGAGCATCTCAAGCGACAAAATCTTGAAGGTTGGGAGATTTTTTGTAGTGCTGAGAATTGTCCTCCTTGTATAGAAGTACTTAAGTCTTGTGGCTTAAACCTAAATATTCTATACAAAGCAAACTCTATTGGCAGAAAGTCACATGCTGGTGCCAGAGATAACATGTTTAATGTTTTGAACCATGTATTCAAAGTCGCTGGGTCAGACTTTAATGTTCATTTTGAAGATGATTTTTTACTTGCTCCCGACGCCCTCGACTTAGCTAATTGGTACTATAATACGTACAAAGACAAGCCCTTGTCCTACATAACTTACGGGTTGTTTGGGTTTGCTCCCAGGGGCGATGATTACTCCGCTTTAGAAGAAGTAGATTTTTTTGAAGGATTGGGTTGGTGTACCTTTAAGGAGGGTTGGGATGCTTGTTTTAGTAAGTGTTGGTATGATGATTCGCTAGCTAGAAAGTATTTTGGTACCTATGGTTGGGATTGGGCTGTTCAGGGATTTTATCGAGAGTATAAGTTCAAGTCATTACGCCCGCTTATAAATAGGACTCAACACAATGGTAGAATTGGTGGTACCTGTGCCAGTGTAGAACACCACGACAAACACTACGCGCCACTGAAATGGAATACTTCTCAGCGTATCACCGAGTTTAAGCTTATTGGTACTTCAGAGGCTACGGAGGCATGGGTTAAATGATTTTAGATACAATAGATTTTAAACCATTCTTTGAACACATAGAGAGCATATTTAGTTCACACTTTCCGGAGGAGGAAGTTCAAAAACTTATGGAGTTTGTGGAAATTCTTGCTGATGCTAATTTTAAATGCTATATTGCTAACATGAAAGTTATTGCTAATAGAAAATCACCAAACGTTGACGATACACTTATTGCGGATCTAGAGTGGGTTGCTCGTAGCGTGGGGGAGTATAGGGTAGCCTCCAAAGCCAACATTAATAAATACGTATCAATGTTTAAATCTGTTAATGAGCCTACTTCCCCAGATTCTTGGGTGTCTGATGATATAGTCTACAGCATAGGGGAAATGATGGATCGACTTTCTATCGAGACCATTAAGCGAGAAGACTTCAGAGTTAATAATCGTCCAGCGCATATGACAGAGGCTACTCTAAATCTAAGCAATAGAGTAGAGATTTATTTACGAACCAAGTTAGCAGAGATTGATGCTAAAGGGTTCTATGAATGTAATAATGAACAACGTACGTATGACCTTGAGGGGATCATTAAAGATTTAGCTTTGTAATAAGAGAGTTTTTATGCGGCTAATACCAAAAGTTCTACATTTGTATTGGGACAGAAGTCCAATGTCTTTTCCTCAAGCACTGACTCCTGTTTCATTCAAAAAATATAATCCTGATTGGGAGATAAATGTATATATTCCTATTCAGGACTATAATGGTAGTGCTAGATACATTCCTGATTATGTTGGTGTTGATTTTTTTAAGCTAGTGACCGAGGTTCCAGGAATTAATATCATAGAAGTAGACCTTTCCAAGTACGATATAAATTTAGGGCATCATAATATTCTTAGGTCTGACATTCTAAGGTACCATTTGCTTTATGAGATCGGGGGTGTGTGGTCTGACTTTGATGTTTTATGGCTGAAGCCTATGACCCACTTCTATAATATTGAGTATCATGGCTCAGTACCTGTAGATGAAATAACTGCAGTAGTTTCATTCATACAAGGTACAGGAGGAGGACACAGTATAGGGATAATGATTCATAGTAAAAATGATCCATATGCTAAGTCACTAATCGAATTAACTAAGCAGGTTAAACCTCCGTTTAGTCATGAGATTTTTGGGGGGAGTATGCTAAATACACATTACCCAACACTGGAGTCATTGAGTAAGTTTACTGGATTAGTTGGCGCTAAGTTTGAAACATATTATCCTTATATAATCCATCCTCCAGTACCCACAATACAAAAACTGTACAGAGGAGTAGATTTGTCTCCTATTCAAAGTAATAACGTTCTGTGCCTTCATTGGTACAACGGACACCGCTTAAGTAAAGAGTACCTGAATGGTGATGGTCTAAGAAGAGATTGTAGTATGACAAGAATTATTAAACAGGAAGGTTATGCCTAGAATATCTATAGTGTCACCATACTTTAACCGTAAGCCGGAGTTATATAGGACTCTTCTATCTCTAAAGTTGTCTCTAATTAAAGATTTTGAATATATTGTGGTAGACGACGCCAGCTCTCCGGTTCATCGCCTTGAGGATTTACTACCAGAGTTTCCGTTTCTTAAACTAAAGAGAGTGGATCCTCACAATAAGTTTTATCTAAATCCTTGCATTCCTTACAATATGGGCATTGCTGAAGCTACTGGGGAGTTTATAATACTACAAAGTCCAGAATGTTTACACATGGGAGATATTTTAAGTTATGTAGGTAATAATATTAGTATAAATAAATATTTTGTGTTCTCGTGTTACTCCCTAGATGAGCAGAAGACAAAAGCACTTCAGAGCGTAGATTTCAATGCAGATCCTTTTACATTGTATACTGCTATTTTGAACACTATAGGTGGACTTTCTACGAATAGCTGTGAGTCTTCTGCTGGTCGTTACAATACTTGGTTTGCACACTCTAAGTACAGACCTTGTATGTTCAACTTTTTAGTGGCTCTTACAGCCAAAGATATGAAAGAACTTGGTGGTTTCAATGAAGTTTTTTATGATGGGCACTCTTATGATGACACAGAGTTTTCTGAGAGAGTGCTGAAGAAGAAAATGGAGGTAGTGATGATAGACGAACCATATTGTTTACACCAATACCATCCATCAGTTCTTAGTAATATTCCTAATTTTGCAGCTAGACTAGAGAAGAATAGATTTTTATATGAAAAGTGTAAAGAGTCTCCTGAGTATTATACAAATAATCGTTTTATAAAATAGGATTTATATGAAGATTTTGACTGTTTGTGGCACTCGTCCGGAGCTTATCCGGCTAAGTCTAATTATAAAGAAGTTGGACTCTTTAGTAGATCATACCTTGGTTTTTACTAACCAGAATTTCACACACAATTTAAGTGGTAAATTCTTTTCAGAACTAAACATTCGTAAACCTAATTACTACTTCAACAAAGAGGCAACTTCTCTTGGAGATTTCCTTGGTAATGCCTTTGTGGAGTTTGAGCGCATTCTTTTACGTGAGAATCCAGATAAGATACTAGTTTTGGGAGATACTAACTCAGGACTCCTTGCTTTGCTTGCGAACAGGTATGGCATTCCCATATACCATATGGAGGCGGGCAACCGGTGTTTGGATCAGAGGGTGCCGGAGGAAACTAATAGAAAAATAATAGATTTGTTATCTACATATAATCTTCCTTATACAGAAAACAGTAAACAGAATCTTATAAATGAGGGATTTGATAAGAATCATATTTTTAAGACAGGAAATCCTTTATTTGAGGTGTTGTCTAATTGGGAGAAGGAGATTCTTTCAAGTTCTATTACGGACACCCTTGATATAGTAGGCAAGCCTTATGTTCTTGTAACAGTTCATCGTGCAGAGAATGTTGATAATAAAGATGGTTTAGAATCTATTGTGAAATTTATAAATTATATTTCTACAACAGGATACACGGTTGTAATATCTTTACATCCAAGAACAAAAGACAGGATGTTATTTCATGGACTTACTTTTAATGATAAGAATATAGTAATAAGTGAACCTTTAGGTTTATTTGACTATGTTCATCTCGAAAGATTTGCAGATATGGTAATTTCAGATTCAGGTTCTGTCCCAGAGTCCACTGCAATTTTTAATGTACCGTCCGTTATAATCAGAGAATCTACAGAACGTCAAGAATTGATAGAATGTGGTGCTTCTGTGTTGACAGGAACAAAATATTCAGCCATGGTAGGGGCTTTTGAGATTTTACGAAACAGAAAAAATACTTGGAGAGTTCCAGAAGATTATTTGGTGCCGAATGTATCAGATATTGTTATAAATATTTTAATAGGAAAGTGAGTTATGACTAAGAAAAAAGCTTTAATTACAGGGATAAGTGGGATGGATGGCAGTCATCTAGCGGATTTATTGCTAGAAAAAGGATATGAAGTTTTTGGTTTAGAGCGTAGGTTGTCTACCAAGAATAGAGTCAATGTAAAACACATTGAGGATAAGATCTATTTTCTTCCGGGCGATTTGTCTGATCAGAACTCTTTATTACGGGCTATAAAAATTGCAGAACCAGACGAGTTCTATAATTTGGCTTCGCAATCGTTTGTTGGAGAGAGCTGGAATACTCCAGAACAGACAGGAGATATCACAGGTCTTGGTGTTTTACGTTGCTTAGAAGCCATCCGGGAGTCTGAGTTGAGTATAAAATACTACCAGGCGTCATCTAGTGAAATGTTCGGAAAGATGATAGAGAACCCGGCTAATGAAAATACTCCATTCTATCCTCGTAGCCCTTATGGGGTTGCTAAGCTGTATGGGCACTGGATTACTAAAAATTATAGAGAGTCTTATGGAATGTTTAATTGCTCTGGAATCCTCTTTAACCATTCGTCAGAACGCCGTGGATATGAGTTTGTTACTCGTAAAATCTCAGACGGTGTATCAAGAATACACTTAGGACTTCAAGATAGGATTATATTAGGTAATCTCGAAGCTCGTAGAGATTGGGGGTATGCCCCTGAGTATGTTGAGTGTATGTGGAGAATGCTACAGCAAGAGGAGCCTGACGACTACGTTGTAGCCACAGGACAAACTTGGTCCATCAGAGACTTTTTAACCGCAGCTTTCGCTTGTATAGGTATAACGGATTGGGAAAAATATGTAGGGCAAGATCCTAGATTTATGCGCCCAGCTGAAGTGGATGTTTTGCGTGGTAATGCCACTAAGGCACGCACAAAACTGGGTTGGGAACCCAAAACTTCATTCCAAGAGTTAGCACGTTTGATGGTTGAAAATGATATCAAGCTACTAGGTGGAAAGTAATGTATATAAATATTGTAACTGTAACAAGCGGCTGGATTTTATCAAAGATAGCTGAACGAACGGCGTCTTACTATCAACATGATGACATTGAATTTTCAGTTACACATGCTCCCCATCCTAAGGCAGATGTAAATTATTATGTCTGCATTCAAAATTGTTACTTTGGTTACAAGACTAAATGTGACATTGGGTATTTTTGTCATGTGCATCAGGATAATATGGCTTGGCTTCATAACATTTATAAAGCTCAAAAGTTTTATCAGTTGGATGGTATTATTAGTATGAATAAAAGACAGACTGATAATATGCTCAAAGTTGGGTACCCCCCTTCAAAGCTTACTACTATTGTTCCTGGTGAAACAAAAGACATGTTTCCATTGAAAAAGATAGTTATAGGAATTGTTTCAAGAGGGGGACAGCCGGATTATGGTCCAAAATTTATGGAGCAGTTTTTAAGTACATATGATTGTACTAATTTTAAGTTTAGATTTTTAGGAAGAGATTGGGATAATGTGTATTCTATTGTTAATAATAAAAATATAGAAGCTGAATTTCTAACAGACGCTGACTATTCAATATACCCGGAGTTTTATAGAAACATAGACTATTTGTTAGTGCAAGGTATCGCTACTGCTGGTCCTATGGCAATGCAGGAGGCTTTGTCAACAGGCGTGCCTGTAATTGGAGCAGATGTGGGTTTTGTGAACTATGAGTTTAAGCCTGATTATACTTTCCCGCCGGGGAATGTAGAACAACTGTCTGCTATTCTGGATAATATTCAAGCTCCCAGGTTGGCGCGTAGGGCACAAGTAGAACACATGACCTGGAAACAATATGCAGAGGATGTGATGTCCTTTATTAAGAAAATTAAGGCGGAAAAGGGGTCCTGATGATTAATCTTATTAATGACACAATAAGTAAAGAAGGTGTTAATGATTTAGTATCCTGGTTAAAGACTTATCCTAGGCTTACAAAAGGATCTTTAACCCCACAATTTGAAGATGAGATTGCTGCTTGGTTGGGTAGTAAGTACGCGGTGTTTGTGAACTCAGGATCTTCTGCTAATTTAATAATGCTGTATGCCTTGATTGTGAAAAGGTTGTTAAAAAATAACAAGGTGGTGGTTCCGGCACTTTGTTGGATTACAGATATTGCTCCAGTTATCCAGTTTGGTCTAGATCCTATACTTTGTGATTGTAATTTAGATAATTTGTCTGTGGATCTAGATTATTTGGAGAGTCTATTCATAACAGAAAAACCAGCCGTTCTATTGTTGGTGTCTATTTTGGGTTTTTCTCCAGATATGGATCGTATCCAAGCTCTTTGTAAACAGCACGATGTTATTTTATTGGAAGATAACTGTGAGTCTTTGGGCACTGTTTATAAAGGCAAGAAGCTAGGTACTTTTGGTTTGATGTCAACTACGTCCCTATACTTCGGGCATATAATTTCCACCATTGAGGGTGGAGTTGTGTTCACTGATAACAAGGAGATGTATAATCTTCTATTGGCTTTGCGATCGCACGGTTGGAACAGGGATTGGAGCACGGAAGATAGAGCTGCAATAGAGAAGGAATGTAATGTTTTAGGTATAAATGCTTTATATACTTTTTACTATCCGGGGTTTAATGTAAGGTCTACTGATTTGCAGGCATTTATAGGAATAAACCAACTTAAGAAACTAGATAACATAATAGCTGCTCGTAATAAAAATTACAATTTATACTTTGACAATCTAAAGTGTGGTTGGAAACCCAAAGAAGTGGAAGGATCCTACACTGCAAATTTTGCATTTCCTATTATAAGCTATCTAAAAAATGAGATAGCAGATGCTTTACGGCACAACGAAATAGAGTCACGTCCCTTGGTCTGTGGTTCTATGGGAACACAGCCTTTCTATAAGGATTTATATGGTGAATTACATCTAGAGAACTGTGGTATAGTAGATAAAGAAGGTATTTATATACCAAACCACCCGGGGCTTACCCATGAAGATATTATGAGGATTTGTAACATTATTAATACGGTTTGTCAACAGGAGAAGTAGTTTATGAAGTTCACGTACTACACCATCATCGGGAAAGATCTTGAATTATTAAAGGGGCATGTTGAGAATGTCAAAGAATATGCTGGGTTTGATAAGCTCACTTGCGATAAAGAGTTCCTGATTATAGTTTACAAAAATAAAAATATTCCTACTAATGTAACTGATGTATTATTAGAGTATTGTGCTAATAATGGAATTAGAACTGTGCTTTATGATGAGCCTACAGATTCTTTTTTAGACAATTTATATAGGTCTTGGAATCTAGGATATGAGCATGCTACAGACGGTTATGTTTTCCGAGCCGGATCAGATCAGGTGTTCTCAAAAGACAGTTTTCCAAAACTGTATGAAGCAGCCCTTAAATTACGGGTAGGATTTGGAGATACAAAAATCATTTTACAAGCAAATACAATAGAAAACAAGACCAGAATTATTAGTACAGGTGCTGGAAGCAGGCATTTCTGTGAGGATTTTGGTTTTACATTTCAAAGCTTTGACTATGCTGCGTTTGAAAACTTTATTGCTTCTATAAACAAAGGAGTTCCTGAGATAGTAGACATAGCTACTGCTTTGGGACATTGGGGGCACCCAACCCCACTGCCTACTTCTTTAGGTATGGTAAATAGAGTTGATGGTTGTTCTTGGTTGATGACTAAGGAAGATTTTAATAAGTACGGTCCCCTGCCCCCCTTAGAAAACAATGTCACGGGGGACGTAATAATACACGATCGCTTCCAAAAGGCAGGGTATCAAAGCTACATTGTTAGAGATTGTATAACTTATCATTTTGTACGCTGGGAACGTATGTGCTAGTCATAAATATATAGGAGCTTTTATGGACGTTGGTATAATAGGGATTGGTGTTGTGGGTGGTGCTATAAAATATGGGTTTGAAAAATTAGGACACAAGGTTGTTTGTCATGATATAGCTTTGGAGACTAAAATAGAGGACGTTTTAGCCACCGAGATTTGCTTTGTGTGTGTTCCCACCCCCTCCAAAGATTCCGGTGAATGTGATACTTCCATTGTGGAATCAGTTGTTGACAAACTGGCAGAATTAAAGTATACTGGTATAATAGCTATAAAATCAACAGTGGCGCCCGGAACAACAAATAAATTAAAAGAAAAGACTGGACTACTTATTTGTTTTGTTCCTGAGTTTTTAAGAGAAAGATGTGCAGTCACAGACTTCACAGAAAAACACGACGTCTGTATAGTAGGCACCGAAGATACATCAATATATTCAAAAATAAAAGAAGCACATGGAAGATATCCCAAGGAGTTTGTAATGCTGACTCCTACGGAGGCTGAGCTTTGCAAATACTATAATAATATTTTGAATGCCTCGCTTATAACATTTGCTAATAGTTTTCATGAAGTATGTAATAGTTTTGGTGTAAACTATTCGAATGTAAAAAACGCTATGGTAAAGCGCGACCACATTACAGATATTTATTTAGACTGTAATGAGAATATACGGGGCTTTGCTGGTCCCTGTTTATTGAAAGATTTGAAAGCCATAGCCAATGTTTGTGAAAGAGAAATGCTGAATGTTGATTTCTTTAAGACGCTTCTATCAGAGAATGCAAAATACACAGCTACGGTCTTTGAAGGTATGCGTAAGTAGGAGGAGTTATGATTCTTATTGCTCATAGAGGAAATATAAACGGACCTAATCCCGAGAAAGAAAACAATCCTGATTATATTAAAGAGGCGCTTTCTTTGGGGTACGATGTAGAGGTAGATGTTTGGGATGTGAGGGGCGGGCTTATGTTAGGACACGATTATCCACAACATTCAATACCATTTAGTTTCTTAGAAAACAAACATTTATGGATTCATTGTAAAACTGTAGAGACACTTAGTCGTTTAGTTATATACCCAATCAACTGTTTCTTTCATAATGTAGATGATGTTGTTCTGACCTCAAAAGGCTACCTGTGGACTTATCCTGGAAAACCGCTATATGGAAACTCTGTGTGTGTTTTGCCAGAGCTTTTTCCAGAGCAGACTATTCCAAACATTATTGGTATGTGCAGTGATTTTGTAGAGAAATACAAATGATTAAGTTAATAGTATTTGATCTAGATGGCGTCTTAGTAGAATCCAAAGAAATACATTTCTTATCTCTGAACGATGCTTTACGTGCGGTGGATGAGAGGTATGTTATTTCAAAGGATGACCATCTACGAAACTTTGATGGCTTGCCTACTAGAAAAAAACTAATAAAGCTTACAGACACCAAACTTCTTCCTCAGAAGTACTATGATACAATCTGGAAAACTAAACAGGAGTTTACCACAAAATACATAAGACAGACCCCAAGAAATGATAGATTGTGTAATTTGTTTAGTAAGCTGAAAGAGAGTGATGTTTCCATATATGTTTGTTCCAATGCCATCAGGCAAACGACTAAGCTATATCTTATAGCTTTAGGACTTATTGAATATGTGGATGGGTTCATTTCTAATGAGGACATTGTGCACCCTAAACCACATCCAGAAATGTATATGAAAGCGATGGTTATGGAGCATGTGTCCCCCAAGGAAACACTTATTATAGAAGATTCCCATGTAGGAATTACTGCTGCAGTAGAATCTGGAGGAAACGTTCTTATAGTTAAAAATCCAAGTGAAACCACAGAAGAGCGTGTTTTTGGTCGTATATCACACATAAATAATAAGTCCACCATTAAAATAAAATGGAAAGGTGACAAGATGAACATTATTATTCCGGCGGCTGGGGCAGGTAGTAGATTTGCAAATGCAGGATATACATTTCCCAAACCATTAATCGATGTTAATGGAAAACCAATGCTTCAGGTTGTGGTTGAAAATCTTAATATAGAGGGAATTTACACATATATAGTACAAAAAGAGCATTATGATAAGTATAATCTCAAATATCTGCTGAACATGCTCACTCCAGGCTGTAATATCGTCTGTGTTGATAGTTTAACGGAGGGGGCAGCCTGCACTACCCTTTTAGCTAAAGACTTTATAAATAACGATTCTGCCCTTTTAATTGCCAATTCGGATCAGTATATAAAATGGGATAGTGTAGAGTTTATGTATACAATGACAGCAGGTCAAGTAGATGGAGGTATCCTGACTTTTCGTAGTACACATCCAAAGTGGTCATATGCTAGGCTGGACGAGGAAGAATATGTTTGTGAGGTTGCTGAGAAACGTGTCATATCTGACATGGCTACTGTTGGGATCTACTACTGGGCTCATGGGTCTGACTACGTTAAGTACGCAGAACAAATGATTAACAAGAATATTAGAGTTAATAATGAGTTTTATGTAGCACCTGTGTTTAATGAGGCTATAGCGGATAATAAAAAATTTAAGATCTTTGATGTAGACAAGATGTTAGGGCTAGGAACTCCAGAGGATTTACAGCATTTTCTACGGGAGCTTGAGAATGGTAGAGTTTAGTAATGATGAAAAGCAAGTTATAAATACTTCTCAAAAAATATATGATAGCTTTAATGATTTCATCTTCAGTAACGATACTAAGGTTTTCTCCAAGCTTATAGCTCGAACTGTGCTTTTCAAGCAGGTTATGGATGTTCCTGGGGATATAGTAGAGTGTGGCGTGTTTAAGGGGTCTGGGGTTCTTACTTGGTTGAAACTCAAGCACTGTCTAGCCTATAATAGCTTTAAGAAAATTGTTGGCTTTGATTTCTTTAATACAGCAGAACTACTAAAGATTCTAAACGGCATAGATCGAGAGCGGATGGAAGACCTTTTTATATCAAGAGGATTTTCTTTGAATGAATCCTATGTTAAAGTACTTGAAGATATAATTCATAGTGCCGGATTTAGTAAGTCTACTTATGAGTTGATCTCAGGAGATATCTCTAACACAGCCTTTGATTATGTACGCAAAAGACCTGGGGCTAAAATATCACTGCTCTATCTTGATCTTGATTTAGAGAAACCCACTTATGACGCACTTGGGGCTTTTTGGGATATAGTGTCTGTAGGAGGTATAGTGGTCTTTGATGAGTATGCTTATCATCAATGGTCGGAGGCAAGAGGAGCAGATCGTTTTTTTAATTCGAAGAAAATAAAAATAGTTACTCTTCCATACAATGCTCCAACAGCCTATGTTGTAAAGGAGTAGTCATGCGTGTAGCCTTATTACAGACTATGTATGACGAACATGAGATTGTACTACACAACATTAATGTTGTGTCTAACCTGTATAAAGACTCTTTGTTTTTTGTGACACATTCTTTTGACAGGAACTCAGAGACGTTGGAAGTAATTAAAAATAGAAGTAAATACAAGGCGCTAAAGAATCTTGTTGGGGATGTTGAACGGTTAAAATTACCGGCGTATGCTGTGACCAGGAATTACTCTGATTTATTTTCTAATCTTTATGCCTCAAGGGAGAATGTAGATCTTGTGGTGGCTCTCATGGGGGACACAAAAATAGTTGATGCAAAAAGCTTTGAGAGAAGGTTTAATGAAATGATGGAGCATAATTACAAATTATATGCATGTCAGGCTAAAACACAAGTATTTTGGTCCAGTGATAAAACATTAGACAGAGTACAGACTGATGACCTTGCAGATTTTATGCCTCAGTTGTTTTTTGTAGACGGGCATTTCACAAAAACTACCAGGGTTTTTTGTAATGTGCCAATAACAAATGAATACACAACAGAACAATGTTTAGGTGATGCCTTTTTACAGCAAGCGCAGTTGTCTGATATTGGAAGATTAAATAAAGAGCCAACTTATTGGAAAGACTACCAGGATGGTATAATATGGCAGGCTTTAACCAATGGGGCTCCGGGTAGACCATAGAGGAACGATATGGAGACAGTTCTTGTTACCGGTAGTCAGGGGTTTGTAGGATCATATTTTTGTGCAGAACTACTAAAGAATAACTATAAGGTTATAGGCATTGATAACTACTCAAAGTACGGTAAAGTATTAAGAGGACACGATTCGCATCCAAATTTTGTTTTTTATGAGGGGGATGTTCTTGATGTGCTTCCAGCAAAGGCTTTTTTCGAGGTGGATTACATCGTTTGTCTTGCTGCTATGATTGGGGGTATCTCTTATTTTCATAGATATGCATACGATTTATTGGCAACCAACGAGCGCATTACAGCTACTACTTTTGATAAGGCGATATCTTTGTATAAGCAACATCGTCTTAAGAAAATTGTCAATGTATCAAGCAGTATGGTTTTTGAAAATACAGATGTTTTTCCTACTCCGGAAGAAGAAGTAATGCATTGTCCTCCTCCTCTAAGCACATACGGGTTTCAGAAATTGGCTACGGAGTATTTCTGTAAGGGTGCCTTTGAGCAGTATGGGTTGCCTTATACAATAATAAGACCTTTTAATTGTATTGGTATAGGGGAGGAAGAGGCATTGTCTGATGATGTCGCTGTATATGTTGGTAATAAAAAAATGCTTATGAGTCATGTTTTACCTGACTTTATTTTTAAGGCATTACACTTAGGACCAGACGAAGAATTTCCTATTTTGGGGGAAGGTAATCAAGTCCGTCATTTCACAAACGGTAAGGATCTTGCTAGAGGAATTAGATTAGCAATGGAATCCGAAGCTGCCAACGGAGAGGTGTTTAATATTTCGCATCCTAGACCTGTGTCCATCAAAGAATTAGCTGAGATGGTTTGGGGTTTTATTCACAATACACCTATAAAGTTAAAATCATATCCTCCTTATAAATATGATGTTCAGTATAGGAGCCCTGTTGTGGAGAAAGCGGAAAGAATTCTGGGTTTTAAGGCAGAGATAGATGTAGAGGAGAGTGTAAAGGAAGTTATAGATTGGATGCGAAATAACATAAAAGACTGAGAGGATGTATGTGTGATTCTTTAGGAGACTATATAGAAACATTTATAAAAAAAGCGGTTACTGCTTATGATCAGAGTTTTAATTGCCCCGATACATTTGAAGAGTTAATTAGCTTTGGTGAGCTAGTAGATCGATTGTCTATTATAAATTTCAAGTTATATAAATTAAAAGACGAAGTTATGGATCGGCAGGATGATGATACTTTCAAGGCATGGGCGGCTGTGGAGGATGTTAAACTCGTAAGAGAAAGATCTCGTCTTAAAAAATGTATAGATGAAAAGATAATTGCCATGATTACTCGCGTGTACAAGGGCGACATCTCCTGTGGGTTTAATCCAGAGGTTAAAAAGTACGGACAGTTGCCCTAATGAGTGGCAAGTTGTTTCAGGATACAAAAACCTTTTGGGAAGAATGCCATGAGAAAGGTCTTGAAGTTTCTTTATCAGGGTCTAAATATGATGAGGTTATAGATTCTCTCAAGATAGGGGCATATATAATTCCTGGGGCTAAAGTGTTAGAGATAGGCACTGGTCTTGGCTTTGTAACAAAGGGCTTATATGATAAAGGAGTATCTGTAAGCGCTCTAGACATTTCGGAAGTTTGTTTAGCCAGAGTTAAAGATTATTGTGAGCAGCTTTTTCCAGTCTCGGAAATAAACAAGTTACCGTCTAATTATTTTGATTGTATTATTTGTGTAAATGTGGTACAACATATACCTACAGAACTATTAAAGGTAGAACTGGTCAATTGCATTAGGGCATTAAGGAAATATTCTGGTGTTTTTGCTGTAGAGTTCGTCTCTAATAAAGATGCGGAAGATACTGGTATTGACGCAGACCTAAGCACAATAAAGAACGGTCTTTGTTGTAGAACACCTAAGTATTTTTCAAGTTTGGTGGAAGAGGCTGGGGGAAATTGTAATATTATAATTAGTAATAAATGTGATATAAACGGGATACATGGTTGCCATGTAGCTCACATTTGGAGGAATAGGGATGTTTGAAGGACAACGTATTTTGATCACGGGTTCTACAGGATCGTGGGGGCAAGAACTAACTAAACAGCTTCTTGAGTCCTATAATCCTAAAAAAATTATAGTGTATTCTCGTGGAGAATTGGCGCAAGTAAATATGCAGCGGAAGTTTAATGATCCTCGCTTGGAGTTTGTTATAGGAGACGTTAGAGATTATTCTGCTGTTGAGCGAGTATTTGCTAGAGGTGTAGATTATGTCGCCCACCTGGCGGCGTTGAAACACGTTCCTGTTTGTGAAAACCAGCCACAGGAGGCAATCAAGACAAATATTGATGGTACAACCAATCTCGTAAATGCCGCGATTAAATATAAGATTAAGAAATTTCTGGATGTGAGTACTGACAAGGCTGTATCCCCCACAAATACATATGGTTTTACTAAAGCAGTAGGTGAAAAAATAGTTATACAAGCAAATAATTTAACAGATGATACCGATTTTGTTTGCATTAGAGCTGGAAATGTGTTAGGTTCCAATGGTAGTGTAGTTCCTCTATTTATTGATCAGATAGCTCGTTATAATAAGATCACTGTAACCTGTGGTAAAATGACTCGTTACTTTATGACTCTTCCTGAGGCTATTAGTTTAATATTCAAAGCGGCTGAACACTCTGTTGGTGGAGAAACCTTCGTAATGCATATGCCGGCTTTTCATATTCAAACTTTAGCAGAGGTTATGATCGCTCACTACGGTAATTCTCTTACTAAGATAGAAGAAATAGGAATTAGAGAAGGCGAGAAGATGGATGAGCTTCTTATTTCAGAACACGAGGCTCCTCGTTCTGTTGTGTATGATGATGATTATTATGTTATTAAATCGGATCTTAAGATAAACAGGGATTATTCTCATTTGGATAATAAATCTAAGGTACCTTTTACCAGTTATTCATCTTCTTATGAAATAAAAGATTTTGATTATTTGCATACTTTGTTGAAGCGTGGAGGGTTTTTGAAGTGATAATACATGTTTTAGGTAGTAACGGTATGTTGGGTAGATATGTATTTATGTATCTAAATAGTAAATTTAGTAATGTAGTAGGATATACAAGAAAGAATATAGACGCTTCAGTTACTGACGACATTCCTTTGGTTCTTTCAAAGGGGGATGTAGTGGTTAATTGTATTGGGTTGATTCCTCAGCGGGGGGTCAAAAATCCTATTAACTATATAACAATAAATGCTCTATTTCCACATCTAGTTTCTTCTATGTGTGATACAGTAGGTGCTACGTTCGTCCACATCAGCACAGACTGCGTTTTTTCAGGAACTACAGGTAGTTACACGGAGGATTCTGTACACGATGCTACAGATTTATATGGTAGAACCAAGTCTTTGGGCGAACCAGAAAATGCTACAACTATAAGAACCTCTATTATCGGGGAAGAATTGGTAAATAAAAAATCGCTATTGGAGTGGGTTAGATCAATGGCAGGTAAAGATATAAATGGATATACCAACCACTATTGGAATGGGGTTACCTGTCTTTGTTTAGCCAAAATTATAGCAGATACTATATCAAACAATTCATTTTGGGTTGGGGTTAAACATATATATTCTTCAGAAGTTGTTAGTAAGTATCTATTGGTGGGGCTAATAAGTAATATTTACGGTCTGGATATTAAAATCAATCCTGTAAAAACACCCACCACATGTAATAAATCTCTTAAATCTGTAAGAGATGATATAATCATAGAGGTGCCTAGTCTGGGCATTCAAATAGCCGAACAAAAGGATTATAGTTTGTTGTGAAAGAAGTTGCCTTTGTTGGAATTGTATGGTATACTTAATTGTATATCAGGAGGGATTATGGATGATCTTAAGAGTCAGGGAATAAAGATAATTGTTTCAGAGTTTGATGGTGTTATGACTGATGGTACTTCTGCAACAGATACCATGGGATTTACAGTTATGAAGAATGTATATATGCCTGATTTTGAAGCAATTAATAGTTTGAAGAGTATGGGGTATATATTTGTATTTCTTTCTACAGATAATATGGTTACGTATAATCTTTTGAAGTCTAAGAATATTCCATTTTTCTGGGCTCAGGCAGACAAACCATCTGTTTTAGGTAAGATTCTTCAAAGGTATGAGTTTACTCCTGATCATCTTCTGTACATTGGTAGTAAGGTCTCTGATTATAGGTGTATGACTATGGCAGTCGCCTCTGCTTGTCCAGAGGGTTCTATAAGTAAAACCACCCAGTCTACCATGATTATCCCTGCCAAGGGTGGTCAAGGGGTGATCTCCAAACTACTATCAATTCTTCAATTGTAAAAAGAGATTAACATGCTTGTTCGTAGAGAATTAGAATATAGTGGTAATGATCTGATAACCATATATAGACCGCGTACGTTTGATGAGTTTATAGGAAATGCCCCGGTGGTGACTTCTTTAAAGAACTATCTTGCTGCAGGGAAATTACCACACACGTTGTTATTTTCAGGGAATTCTGGGTGTGGAAAAACAACTGCTGCCAGAATTATTGCATGTTCTTTGAATTGTTTGAATATTAAAAAAGACAATACTCCTTGTTTAGAATGTTCTGCCTGTACATCCATTATAAAGGGAAACAATTTTAACGTTGTGGAGGTTAATGCTGGGCAGGATTCTGGTAAGAATGATGTAGCAGACATAACCTCCCATCTAAGTTTGGCACCATTAAACGCCAAGTGTAGGGTTGTAATATTTGATGAAGCGCATGCACTGTCTTCTGGGGCTAAAGACGCGCTGTTGAAGGTTATGGAGGATTCATATTCACATGTGTATATAATCTTTTGTACCAATGAGCCAGAAAAATTAAGAATTAAAGGAAGGGATGATAATCCCTTTATGGACAGGTGTTCCCAGTTTAACTTTGGGCGTATAGACTATGATTCTATAAAAGGATTAATTGAGAACATAATCTATTTTGAAGGACAAGAGCCTGTAGAGGAGATTGTTTCGTTCCTTGCAAATAAAGCGAATGGTATCCCCAGAAAAGCAATAAAAGATTTGGACAAAGTTCTTGTAGAGGCATCCTGGAATATTATAAACGTTAAGCAGCTTTTTGACGAAGATACATCAGAAGATGACCCAAGGGTTATTAGTTTGTGCAAGAGCATCTTGCACGAAAAACTAAGTGATTCTTTAGACCAATTAACTGTGTGCTTAAAGTACCACCCTCCGGAATCAATAAGGTTGGCAATTACCGGCTATTTAGTTGGCTGTTTGAAACGGGTCAAGGAGGTTAATAACCGTAACTCGCGGTATATTTCGACTGGTATTTCTATTTTTTCAGAACCTTTGATGTTTGATTACAAAACATCACAACATAAATTATATAATATGATTTTTAGAACCTTAGATTATAAAGGATAATAATGGATTTGCCTAAGATTCCTGTACCACAGTATAAATATATCACAAAAGAAGAGGATGCTCGTGCGGCTCTATCCGTTATAGATCGTTATCCCCAGTTTGAGTTTGACACTGAGGGTACTTCTTTAGATGCATATTCCTGTCGTACTACGTTGTTTCAAATAGGGACTGGGGATGATGTATTTGTATTCGATGTACGTCATGATTTGCCCGACGTGTCGATACACGGATCTTTATTTAAACCCATACTTACCGATGTAAATAAGTTAAAGATTCTTCAGAATGCAGAGTACGACATGAAGGTTCTAAAAGTTCAGTATGGTTTTTATATACAAGGTGTATATGATACTTTTATAGCGGAAAAGCTTCTAACTTTAGGTAAGTTTACTAAAGCAAGCTTACAGGCTTTAGTAAAAAGATATCTTGGTATGGATATACCTAAGGAAGCAAGAGCTACCTTTACTAACTATTATCAGAAATTTGATAGT